TGTTACACCATATCCTTGAATAACTACTTGTGGATTCTTTGGGTCAAACTTACCATCTTTCATATCTTGAGATACATTGTAAAGAGATTCTTCTAATTCAGATTCATCTATTTCAGGTTCATCTATTCCAATCTCATCGGTGTAACCACAACTTTCATCTTCTAAGTTTTCGTTCTTAAATGCAAAACCATGACCAGTAAAAATCTTACCTAACTCCATACCTTTAGATTCATTTACAGAACAACAATCTCCACCACAATTACATGAGTGTAAAGTTTCATTTATTAATTCTTTTAATTTAATCATTAGAATTCAAATCCTGGTGGTGTTCCATATTCACTTTTCTTAATTGCATTCCACACACCTTTAAGTTCATAATACCAAAACTTCTTAGTATCCAATACCCAAAACTTACCTCTTGGTACTTTTGATGTTTTCTTTTGTCCAAATTTATTTGTCATTGGTGCCCCATCATCCCAAGTTTTATTAGTTTGTTGAGCCTTTACTGTAGTTCTACCATCACCAACTGCTTGATAAACTTTTGAACCAGGATAATCTCCCTTTAAAGATACGATAGATTTTTTACTATCTACTTCATTTAATAAATCTTTAAGTTTAATCATTTCTTTTTTCCAAATTTTAATATAGATTTTTTAAAATCTCTAAATTTCATATTTTTACGAAGTGAAGCAATAGTTTCATCATCATGGTCTGGCGATACAAGGTCAATATCATCCCAATATGGTTTAGGCCCAATAATTTTCATAATTTTTCTATCTTTCTTCAATGCCTTCATAATGACTTGCCTATCCTCAGGACCATTAGTATCCCATAGATTAGTAGAATCGGATATTTCACTTAATGAATTTTTACCAAAAAGTCTTTCGTAATTTTCTTTTAATTTAATCATAATTATATCCCTAAAGTCGTTTAACCCAACTCAATACATTTGATAATCGCAAATTATTTCTCAGTAAAACTTCAGTTTCTTCTGAACCCTTGTATTTACTTTTTATTGCATCTTGTAATGTCTTAATCATTTCTTTTTTCATCTTAGAAGTAATCTTAATCTTTTTATCTTTACCCCAATTATCGACACCTGTAGCAGGTCCAACACCTACACCCATAAATCCTGATGCACCGTATTGTGGTTTAAACTGATAATCTATAGTGGTAGCTCCACCTCTTGATAGTTTTTCATATACAAAACTAACCTCAAATCCCCGAGCAGTTGAATTTTTATAAGCATCACCAACTTTTATATCTTTATCAGTTAATTCTTCAGCTAATAAATCCTTTAATTTAATCATTAGAACGAACTATATATTTTATCATAATTACTATAAACTCTTTTAGCACCATTAAATAACATCTTATCTAATTTTTCTCTAGCTTTCATCAACTCATTCATTTGATTAAATATACCATGCAATACTTTTAATGATTCATACCCTTTAACCAATGGTGAGTTTTTACCAAGAAAAGATTTAGCTAACATAAGTCTAGCTTCATTATGATTATTAGTATCAGTCATTCTTTCAATATATCCAAGAGTTTTAGAATCTAATTCTTTCTTCTCTGTTAATATGTCCTTTAACTTAATCATTAGATTTTATCCATTAGTTTTTTAATTTGTTTTAACATTTTTGAAGTACCTTGAGCATTTTGAAATACTCCATAATCTTGGCCAATCTTTACTAACTCATTAAACTGGTCTCTCAAATCATATTTCATCTTTCTCCAAGTCTTACTATCAATTTTAGATGCAGGAATTACTTTAATACTTTCTACTATGTCTGTTTTAGTATTTATTTTACCACCACCTATTCGTTTAAATTCTTCTTTTAAATTCATTGTGTTTTCCTTATCTTAAACTCACATTCATACCTGTGTTCTTTTTGAACATTTTACCTAATTGGTCGGCATAAACTCCTTTTTCTTTTGATTTAATTTTTATTTTACCAGCTCTCACTTGTAAAAATTCCATATTGTATAAATCCGCGGATGTCAATTTAATTCTAACATGCGATACACCTTTTGAATTTCTACCTATTTTCATATGTAGTTCGTTTTTTGGTTTATCTATTGCAAGATTTTTTGCTCCTGTCATTGCGATAAATCTATTACCACCTAATTGTTGTAGTAATTGTTTTGGGTCTAATCTTGCTTCATTTACGGATTCTTTTACTACTCTCATTCCAACTTCGTGATAATTATCTGAATTAATTAATTTATTGTAAAGAATAACTCCAGCTCTTTTAGATTTAGCTACTTTCATTATTTTTTCTTTACCTTTTTCATCAGCAACATATACTTCCCATTTAGCTACTTTATAACCACTAAATAAATCTTTTGATGAAGTTGCTTCAGTTAAATTACTTTGTGCAATCTTTGAAACCGAACCTAATAATTTAGAAGATTGTTCAATGAATGCCATTTCAAATTTGTATAATTGTTTTTCTAATCTAAGAATTTCATTGTTTGGTGATTCAGTTTTTAAAGTGTTTAATTGTTTTCTAAGTTTACTATATCTTTCGATAAACTCATTACGAACCTTATGTATATTATTATAAGCTTTTTGTGCTTTAACACCCTCATCTATGTGTGGATTATCTTGTTGCCCTTTGTACCAGCTCATAAATAATTTATTAAATGGAATAAGATGTTTTTTATATGCTTTATCAAAAATTTTCCCATCTGTTCTGCTACCAGTTGTTCTAACCACCATTTTAATTATATCTCTGATTTCTCTTGAGAAGTTCAAATATGCTTTATCAAACTTTACGGCTATATCGGTAGCTTGTCTTTTTTGATTTTCTTTTAAATTTTTACCTCTACCAATTTCTTTCAGAGCTTCACGAATTTTTTGTATTACTTCTTTTGCAACCTTTTCTGGTTTTCCAGCGTGTTTAGTAGATGCAAAATCTTCTGAATCTGAATCAGACATATTATCGGCTGCATCTTTAACTTTATCAGAAACTTTGGATGGTGAGAGTTCACCTTTCTGAAGTGCATGAACCATTCCCATGAATCGTTGTTGAGATTTAGATTTGGCAGGCATTCTATTCTCCTCGGATTATTTTATTAATTATATCTTCAGCCTTACAATAAGTACCACAAGTTCTACCTTGTTGTTTATCCACATTTTCACTTAATGGATACATAAATGCACCATGTGTGGATGGATTTGATACGAAATCGAATGCTATTAATTCAAAATCTTTACCCACCTTTAACACTGGTTGATCATTATCATCTTCATCTTCATGTACTGCCTCTACAGAACCCATTCCACGAGAACTAATACCTAACTTAATACCATTCTTAAATAATTCTCTTAAAATATTTCCACTTGGTGTAGTTAATATTTCTACTGTTCCCAATAGATTATCACCTTCAAAATGCATCTCAGTAATATTGTGAGATACATTCTGTAAATTTACTACTGATGAATCTGGATGGTCTAATTCACCAAGTGCTCTTTTTTGTTTAACATATCCGTCAGAATAATTCTTTGCTTCTCGTGTTAAAATATCTCTCGGATACACTCTACCATTTTGATTTTTTGCATCTGCCCTTTGTAATACACCTTTGACTACCAATTTTCCATCGTTTTCTTTTAATGATTCGTTAACTTGGTGTTTAGATATTTCAAACGGTATGTAATCTACTAATAGTTCTCTCATTTTATTTCATCCTTTTAACCATTAGAACACTATCTCTCATATATTTTGTTACACCAGATTTATAAGACTGTTTTATTTCTTTAGCCAAAGTCTTATTTGTTGGATTTGGGTCTTGGAGAAATGATTGTTCTAAGTCATACATTTGTTTTCTAAATTTTTGTTCAGTTTTTACTATTTTTGATAAAGCTCTTCTTGCAAATCTTACATCTTCTGGACCCTCTTTAATAGATTCTCCTACTGAAATTCCCATTGATTTTGCCTGTGCCTTTGATTGGTCTGGAGTTAATCCTTTTGATTTAGGTTCTTCTTTTTTGTTTTTAAATTTATCTACTAACTTTACAAATATCCCTTTTGCTTTTCTGTGTGCTGGATGTTCTTTATTACTAAGAGCAGTGGTTAGTTTATTTACACGACCCGTTTTTGGATTTTTAGATTTCATTTGAACCATTGCTGCAGTTGCAGATGCAATAGCTGCTGGATTTTCTTGTAATTTTTTAGCCTGGTGTGCGTTTATAGTATCTTGAAGAGTAGGTAATGGTTGCCCAAACTCCCTCTTTAAGATATCAAGGCCTTCTGCTAAATATTTGTCGTTTTGTTTCATTGTAGTTTTCCCACTTTGTTAGCTAATTTAACTAATCTCTCTGAAATTTTACTCATTGCTTTATGGGTGTTCTTCCAATATGTACCTGAATCTACCTTTAGCTCATTTTTTAATTTAACATTCATATCTATTAACTTACTTAATCCACTTAATGAATCACGAACTTCTCTCATCGATTGTCCAATTTTTTGTTTTGGTGTTAAAGTTTCATCGTTACGGTATTGTGTGTAACGGGCCTCTTTTATTGATTCAGCAAAATATCCTATTTTTTCATATTCTTTTCTTACGGCTGGTTTATCTACAATGACAAGTCTTTTTCCAGAACTCTTATGTTTTACTTTTACTGTTTTGCCTCTTTTATAAGTAAGTCCTAAATCTGATTCGGTTATTGATTCGTTTGCAAGTCGAAGAGCATCTTTTACTTTTTTGTCGTTGGATAAACCCTTTTTAATTCTTTCAATTTTCTTAACAGCATTCGTCATATTACCACTCATTTGTATAGCAATTAATATAGCTTTCTTTTGATAGGAACTTAATCTTCCCTCAACTACGGATTCTGTTTTTTTATCAATCTGTTTACCAAATGCACTTTGTACTCTTTTTACACTTACAATACCCTTCATACCCTTTTTCAAACTTCTACCAACCATTGTCCTTGCTTGTCCAGCTCCTGTAGCATCAATGATAATTTTACCTACACCAGCAACAGTAACTGCCCACTTTCCCTCTACAACTTTAAAATCTGTTCCTGTCTTTGCAATCTTTTTTCTTTTCTCATTACCTTTAGATTGAAAAGCGTTTGGTGAATCATATTCTCCACCAGCGGTTGCAGTTGTTGAGGCTTCTTTTATTTTTTTTTGAATTAAAGTACGAAGTAATTCCGTAAACTTTTTTCTATTTATTTTTGTGGACATTTTCTAACTCCCCTACTAATTCGTAATATCTCATCAACGAAACAACATTAGAATCTTTTACATGAATTCCTTTTGTTGCAGTATCGGTATGAGTTATTGCTTCGGTTAATTTAATTTTAGTAATCTTATCATCAACTCTTTGTAAATGTGATTTTAAGGTTTTTTTAATTTTAATAACTTCAGTATCTATGAATTCGCGCAAAGAATTAGTGTTTGATAAATTGTTTATATACTCTTTAAGTAAATTTCTCTGATTTTCATTTAGAGTGCTGTACTTTTTGTTGAATTTATCAACCAATAGTTGATAAGTTAACAACCTTAAATCCTTATCTTGTTTATTTAAGTCATCTTGAATACTATGTTTAGTTTTCTTAGTGCGTCTGACTTTAGTGATGTTCTCTATAATTGTTAATTTACTATCAGTTTCTTCTATAGGAGATATTTTCTCTTTTAAGCATTCACCTTCAAATACATTGTAAATTGAAGCCAATAGTTTATATCCAGGTATTCGTGTATTGAAAAAATCAGCAGCGTTATAATTTTCCTTAACACTTTTAATCAAATTATATTTTTCATTTCGTAATTTACGATTTGATAAATGTCTACGACTTTTTATTACTGCAGAAAGCAAAATGTTTGCTTGTTCGTTAGTTTTATATGTCTTTTCCGTCAAAATCTTGTAAAGTTCATATTCTTTCCCAAGTTCTGAATTTGGGTTAAATGTTTCTTTTAAAATGCTAACAGCCTTACTATTTTCAGTATCATTGAGTACATCAACAGTTATTTGGCGAGTCAGCAGTTCGAAAAGAATTCCAGTATTTTTTATTTTACTGTGCTTCTTATTGTAATTCATTAAACACTCCATTCGTGATAAGTTTATACATAAATAAATATTAAAACTTCAAATAATCGTTATTTATCTTCAGTAAATTCTTTATATTCTTTATCTATTTCTTCACTATCTATTGTTTCTCTTAATAATTCTATGCCTTTTTTACCTAAAGACTTCTTTAACCTATCAAAGTGAGCTAAAGCCATAGGTATTTTTGGTCTACCAAGTGGATCTCGTCCTCTTGCACTACCATCTTTACTATACTTAGTTACTTCTTTTGGTCTACCAGCTCCCTCTTGTCCACCTTCGGGTGCCCCACCTTTGTCAAATATTGAACCTGCTGCAGTATCAGGTGGTTCTTGAACATCATCTGCTCCCATTCCAACTGCTGCCATATCACTTGGAGTTCCAACTGAATCACCACTTTCTGCAGGATCATTACCTTCTTGTTCTATTTGTGAATATCTAAATTTAGTTTTTTGATCATCCACCATTTCTTTTTCAAGTTGTTCTTTTTCTTTTGCCGTGAAATTGAAAATATTTTTATATACCCAATCACTTGACATTAAACTATTGTCTTTTACATCACGAGCTAAATTAACTTTATTACTCCACAATTCAATCTTCTCTTGTTCATAAATTGTAGATGGATTTGTTAATTTCAATTCAAAGTTTACCAACTCTTCATCTGTATATCCTTGTGAGTATAAATGAACAACTGCAATCTTTGTCAATTCACTTGTTAAAATTCTTTGAATTCTCTCAATTGTTCTTGCAAATCGTACATCTTCTGCGGCTAATGTAGCTTTACTACCAAGACTTTCTTCATATCCTAAAAACGCTTTCGGTATTCTTAGAGCAGCTAACATACGATTCTTTAAATACTCGATGTCATCTGTAGTCTCATATTGCATTCCTGGAAGAGAGTCAATACTCGTACCACTATCGCCACCACGAACTGGCATAAAGAAATCTTCAGTAAGATTCTGTATATTGAATTTCAAATTATAATCACCAGTTGTATCATCCATAAACGGTGTCTTCTTCATTTTGTTAATGATTTTTTGCATATAATTGTCAACTTCATTTGGTGGAATATTTCCGATATCAACTTTAAATACTCTCTTCTCTGGTGCTCTCATGATTCTGTGAATCAACATAGCATCTTCCATCAATGTTAATTGTTTCCAAACCTTACGAGCACTTTCCATCATTGATTTACCATAAGGTAAAAGATTACTATCACTTGCTAATCTGAAGTGAGCGATTTGAAAGTTTTCAAATTCTATTTTTTTATTAGAAGATGAACGAGCAAAATAAGGATGTGCCTGCTCCATTGCCTCTAAATAGAATTTAGTATAATAAGGATTATCTGGGTCTTCTCCCTCTGAACGAATTATTTCATACGGGGATAAAGGAACTACATTGTGTATTCCAAACTTATCACTAATGTCTAAATATAAAAAGAAGTCTCCATACTTACACATATTTCTTACCCATGGCCACAAGTTAAATTCTATATTCATAATATCATAGAATAAATTATGTAGTATTTGTTTTATCTGATCATTATCACTTTGTATTTCTAACGATTCCCCATACGCACTTTTCATAGTTGATTCATCAGCGTATGTATCAAGTGCAGATGCAATTATTGAATCCGCTTCCATAGTTTCATAATCTTTAAATAAACCCAATCGTGCTGCCTGCAGTTGTGCAAATGTGGAATATCCACTATTTACCAAGTCCAAACCACTATGTAGTTTTGAATACCTATCAACCAAATGTGATTTCACTTGTGATTGAACTTGTTCTGTATCAGCTATTTTTAGTTTTTTACCACCAACATTTCTTACAATTACATTTGTACTAAATAATCGTTGTAATCTACTAAATAATGTTCTATCTGCCATTTTTTACCTCACTTATAAGAGCCACTTTAACGACTCTTTTTTTCTTTCGTGGCCTACTTCCCACTCCCATTCACCATTATCAGGGTCTTCGGTAGTATATAGTCCATCAACATCTTGAAATCTATCAAGTGTCTTTTTTGTTAACTCAATTCCTTCTGTTCGTAATCTTAATGCAGTATCACGAACCCATAAACCAATAGCAAAAGACATAACTAAATCATCGTTATATCCTCTCATTGCTTCTGCTCTATTGTTTAGATAAATAAATGTAAATAATTCATCTATTAATCTATTGGAACGAACCACTACTGATTCATCCCTAAAATATTCCTCTAACTTTGCAATAATCAAAGGTCGAGTTTTCATTGTAGTTGAAAATCCAGCCACCATTTTCTTTTCTTCACTTCTAAATCGATTGTTCATTTGATGAGCAATATCGATATATCTTAAATCTTTACTTGTATAAAATAGATTAGGATACTCCCTATCTATTACTTGTTGGATTGTAGCCCAACCAATGTTATTGTTTTCTATAATTAGTAAAGCATCGTTATATTCAGTTGAAATACTAACCAACATATTACCAAAATCTTTTGTAGGAACTCTACCTTTATACTCTGCTACTTGTTCTACTTTTTCTACATCCATAACATGGAATGCACTATAGTCTGCTGCATCACCACGACCAACATCTGCCGTTACCACATAAGTTTTTGTATAGTTGGGCTGTTTCCATATCCATAAATTATTATCAATCCCTCTTTTTTCAACTGGTTCTCTAACCATTGTATTTCTACATTCGTCTAAAATTCTTGCATCAATAACAGAAGTACCTGAAGTTATAAAATCACAATCACATTCTTGTGCTGCACTCTGTATTCCTAATAATGTATCTTGCTCATCTCTCCAGTCTTGATGTCTATCTGGATGAACAGTCCAATGAAGTTTAATAAAATTAAACATTCCACTACCTTCTTCTGCCTCAACCCAATGTTTATGAAACCAATTACCAACACCGTTTGGTGTAGAGAGTGCAATACAACTACCACCCGTTGTCAATGTTTGTTGTGAAGCCGTCCATATTTCATCAATCTTATCAATAAATGCTGCCTCGTCCAATATCAATAATGATAGTGCTTCTGAACGAGCTGCTTCAGGTCCTGAAGAAACTGCCTTAATCTGTGAACCATTCATATATCGTAGATTCAACTTGTTATCCTCAACACATTTTTGTTTTAACCAACTCGGTAGATTTGAATGCATCACACGAACCTTTGTTACTAAATTCTTTGCTACTTCTTGTTTGGTTGCAATTACCAACACATTCTTATCTTGATGAAATGTCATCAACCACAAACTATATCCAGCTGTTAATGTTGATATTCCTAACTGTCTTGCCTTTAAAATAATATTAAATCTATTTTCTTGAAATTCATTTACAGTTTTTTCTTGAAAATCATATAAAGAAAATGGAATCTTTCCCCTGATTGGGTGTTGTATCACACAATACTTCTTCATAAAATAAGCAGGGTCTTGTGCACATTTCACATATTCGGATTTTATTACTTCTTTTATCTGTGTTGCCATTATTCGCCTACTAGCTGACCTGTTAACCAAACTGATGTTGATGTGGCCACTACTCCATAAGTAAACCATAACCATTTGTTCTCATGCCATTTAGGTTTGACAACTTTTACTTTCTCTTTATAAAGTTCAGTAGTTTCTTTTAATAAATCAATTTGATGTACTCTCGTTGAAATTATCAAAGAATCTAAAGTAGAATTTTCTTCTAACTTTTTAACTTGAAGTTCTAAATCTGAAATTAAACTTGTTTGTAAACTATCCGATACTTCGTATTGTTTAAGTTTATTTGCCCAATCTGTTACCTGTGATGCAGGTATGTTGTACATTTTTTCATCTTTAGTATCTTGTCCATAAAGAACTCCAACTAATAGTAATATGTATATAATATATCTCATGTATATAAATATATACTACTTGGAAAATTTCTTCAAATATTTTAAAGCTTCGTCGCTGTCATCAAATTCAACAGCTTTCTTAGCTTCAACAATATGTTTCTTTGTAGTAGTTACCTTCCGTTTAAGTGTTGCCACTTCTTTTTTGTTAACTTTTTTCTTAGATTCAAGTACTGTAACTTGTTTTTCAAGTTCTTTATTTTCAGTCTCTTTTACCTTTATTGCCTTGTCTAACTTTTTGACTTCTTCTTTTTTCTTTCCGCCAAAAAATAGTTCAAGAATCCAATCAATGATTCCCATTGTGATCTCCCTTGTTTGGTAGTCTTATACCATATTCATTACAAATTTCTTCTAATGATAAATATCCAGTTTTATCATGTTCTGTTAAATCCATCAACTTTTTTAAAATCTTTCTATATACTCTCGTTACTTCTTCAGTCTCACTATTATTAATTTTCATATGATACTCTGCAGCAACATTACCCAACTGAGCAACCATCCCCATTATCTCAATAACCAAATCCTCAGGTAGGATCAAGTTCCGTTGATTCTTCATCTATAGCCTCTTCTAATTTAGTTATATATGCTCGAGCCTCTTCAACAACTGCACTGAATTGGTCTTCTCCCATTTCCCACTTTTCTTTTTCAAGTTCAATATCGACTACACCTACACTATTGAAAAACTCTACCTTACCACCTGTATTTTCAAACTCATCAATACTCTGTTTTAAATCTTTTAAATATGATTTTTTATTCTCATTAATTTTCTTCTTAGCATATTCTTCATAATTCCCACTCATACGAAGTTTATTTTCCATCTCAACTTGACAATCAAAACAATGTCCAGCAATTCTCCAAAACTTATTATCAAGTTTTTTCTTCATTGTTTTTTTACAAGATGGACAAAACCAGGGCATCCTAATATCTTTCATAATATCTGTCATCTTACCTTGGCGAGTTTCCCCACCTTTATCTTCTACCTTGCCCTCGTAACCTACTTGTACATAAGATTTTTTATGTTCCTTACCTGATAATAAATCTTTTAATACTTCATTCTGTCTTACTGCCTCTTTACTATATCCTGCCATCGTAACTCCTATCCAAATTTCAAACTACCGAGTATCTGATTGATTGGAGCGAATGCGCCAGTAAATTTATATATCTTTCCTTTATACTTGAAAACGATACCTTCACTTGGAACTATCGCATCTAATCCACCGATTGCGTGTAGTTTCTCAATTTGTATTTTTAATTTCTTTAATTTATTTACATTACCACCGCTCTGTAAATCCTTGAATGCCTTGATAACATCTTTTCTCAGTTTTTGTGTGGTAGCACTTGGTGAAGCTGCCATCCACCCACTTATATTTTTTAATATTTCTGCACCAACACCAAAGAATAATATTTCAAATGGTTTTATATTTTGTTTAAAAATATTTTGGTGATCCATCTTATCCGTACTTAGTATCCAATCTAAAAATTTAGGACTATCTTTATAATCTTTTTTAATATCTCGTATCTTATATGACTTATCAAAAAACGCCCATCTATTAACCAAACTAACAAACTGATTTGGTTTTAAACTAACCTTAAATTGTTTAGATGCATTAAAAACATATTCTCTCCACCACGCTTCGTGATATTCACCCAACCTACTGTTATCTTTCAATGCATATTGTGATTGTAATTTCTTCAATTGTCCTAAAAATTTATTTTTCATCTTACCAAAATTTTGATGTTTGGGTACAGTAAGAAAATTTGGTTTTCCTATTCTAAACATTGATTGTATATGTTGATTCATTTGTTTAATCATACCTTGTAACATTCTAGCACTATCTTTTGGTTGTCCAATGGGTTTTCCACTTTCATCATATTCTAATGTACCATGAAATACTATTTCTGCAATATCATAATCAACTACATTTGCTGTTGCTGGATACATAACCTCTAAGTTCATCCACCTTTTACCATTTCCAAAAACTTTATCTTTTTGTTTATCATTTAAACTTCCAATGGCTTTTTCTAAATTTTTCATCGCACCTACAAAAGCCTTTTCAATCTCACCTCTACCACTAAACATAGATTTTATTCCACTCGTGGTTGGTGCAGTTTTACCATGATTTTTTAAATGCCCTTTGTTACGAGCTGCTCTTAACTTACCATCAACCCAACTAACCATTAAGTTTTGTCCATCAAGTTTTTCTGTAACTCCATCTTCTCTATCCAGTGTTCCACCTAACCCATTAATAACTATCTGTTTCAAGTCTGAAAATGTAAGATTATTATCATCGAATGGATGACTCATATGTCCGTAGGCTCCGCCCATAAGTAGTAACTCCTTTGTATCGTTTGTTATATCTATTTGATCTTGTAAATTTTTAATTTTTTTCACACCTTTTTTGGTATCTTTCATATCAAAGGTATGTGAATCTTTCATCTTATTGTGTTTATTATTACCAAAGAATTTAATTATTTCCCAACCCATTTTATCTGCCATTTGTTGCATGTGTTTTTTATACTTTGGAAATGGGTTACTCACACTATCAGTATTTTTTGTATCTTGGTTTATTGTTTTTCCAAAAGTTACAGTATCCACCCTATCTTGTACATATTGAAATTCATAAGCTGGGTCGGTTGCTCTATTATAATTTACAATATCACCAATTACTTCCCATCCTAAAATTTCTGCATGTTTTGGTGATACTCTTTTATAATCATCAAATGAATTAAAGAAATCATATAATCCCTCATCATCTAATATACCCGCATCAAAGTGAGCTCCAAGTGCACTTACTTCTTTTATTATATCTTTTACTGATGGTTTATTATAAAATTCAAATAACTTTTTGAATTTATTATTCATCATTTGGTATACACCTTTGTTATAATATCCAAATAACTTTTTAAATACTTTTGGTCGTGTCTTATCATCAAGTTTTGGACTACCTAAAATATTTCTCATGGAAGTACCTGAAACCTCTTTCCCACCTATGCTCATACTAATATGTGGGGCAACTAAATAATAACCATGTTCCTCATGCCCTTTTAGATTTCGTATATTCTTTTTATAATCTTGAAAATAAGTTAAACCACCATCAGTTTTCTTCCCACCCTTTAATCTACCTGCATCTTTCTTACCAAAAATATAAACTACGGCAGTCGTTTTTGGGTCATACTTTTTAAGTATAGTTTTTGCAACCAATGGGATTTTCTCAAAAACAATTTTGTTTTTTGGTACTCCCATCATTGCCATGTGTCTTGCCTTTTCCGCAAAATTCATTGGGTGTCGTGGTAACTTTTTTATGTTAGATGTTGCAATATACGCATCATCCACTTTGGATTGTAACCACTTAAAGGTTTTCAAATGGTGTGGCCCAAACGGTTGAAACCGTCCACCATAAATACCCACTACCTTTTTAATCTTTTGTTCGGAAATGTTCGTAGTATCCCAATCTTCCATACTGGAATATACAACATTTTCCATATATAAGTCAAGCGTTTTCTCAAGTATTTTACCATCACTTATACCTCTACCACCTTTATCAAATGTGGTGAACTTCTGTAACTTACCAAATGCTTTATCTTTCCTCATCTTGTCTTGTTTGTGCCATCTCATCTTATCAAATACTTTCATTCTCATATGATTCTTTACTATGTAATGGATATCATCAACATCACCACCCAATGATTGTATCCACTTCTTGTGTTTCAATACAAGTTCGGCGGAAACTTTCTCGTGTCCATAATGTGTCCAAAAACCTTTCTTTGGATGTATCTTTGCGGTTGAATCTTTTCCTATATCGTGAAACAATGCTGATAAAGCAAAATCTATATCACCAGTTTTTAATGCTCTATTAGTTACAGCAATGGTATGTTTTAAAACATTACCCTCTGGATGAGCATCTCTTCGTTGGTCAAAGTTTTTAAGGTTCATAACTCGTTTTTTTAAATCACTTGGAATAGCGTTATAAATATCTCTGAATGTTTTAGGTTTCTTACGAACTGCTATTTCATCTACCTTTTTATACCCACTCATTCTATCAGTTTTGTTTTTATTAATACCTTTTCTACTTGGTGATGGAATTGCAAACTCATTTTTCATTTTAAGTTTCTTTCTCAACTTATCAATTTCCTTACTAATTTTTTTTTGAGCTGGACTGCCTGGCATCATTTTCATGGCCTGGGTATAAAGTTTATACAACTTTGCCTTATCGGTACTTTCACCTAAAAACTTTTTCTTTTCCATATCTTTCATCTTATCACCAATAGCTTTTCCTTTTAGCCCAACTATATCACTACCCTTTACACTTAACTTAAATGTAGATAGTTTTTTTAAATCTTTACCAACTAACGTACCATACTCTTGAATTTGATTTGATGTCAATGTGGTTTTCAGTTGTGCTTTTTTAACTATATAAATATTTTCTGGTTTAAAGTTATTCAGATAAACTAAGAACTGAATGTTATTACTTTCCTTAGCACTATACTTTAATGAATTTAAAGTTTTACCTAACTTAGTTACATCATTCTTTCTTAAAATTGTTGAAATAAATAAAATATAATCCTTGACATTTGGATAAGGTTTTGTTATATTTAACTTGGGGAATATTTGTTTTGTAAAACTAAACTTATCACATGCTTCCATAAATTGTTTTGATGATTTTCCCTTTTGTAATCCCTTTACAAACTCTTCTTTGATTCTCTCACCACTCACACCATTTAATTTTGGATTATCTAATAATGCTTGTTCAGTATCTTTATCCATTTTCCCACCAATAACAGCTTGAAATCTCAATGCTCGTAACTTTCTTAATGGGTCCTCATCAAATCTTCTTTTTGGATTACCGACAGTCCTTACTAATTTATTTTTTAAATCTTTTAATCCACCTGTTAAATCAACTACTTCATTTCTTCCAATATCATAAAACATAGCATTGATAGTTAAATCTCTTCGTTTAACATCCCCTTGTATATCAGAAAAATCTACTGCATCTGGTCTACGACCTTTACCAATATCTTTTCTGAATGTAGCAATTTCGTGGCCGCCCACAATCACTACTCCAAATGATTTACCAACCTCGACTGTTTTAAATCCACCTTGTTTTGCAATTGCTAATACTTCGTCTGGTTTTGCATCAGTTGCTAAATCAAAATCTTTTGGTTTCTTACCAAGTATTGCATCTCTTACTGCACCACCCACAAGGTATAATTCTTTTTTATTTTTCTTAAATAATCTATACAACCCTTTAATATCACCTGGAACATTAATCTCTATTTTGTTTTCGTTTACACTTTCTTTTTTATTAGCTCTAATACCTTTAAACTCTGCACCTCGCATGTCGGGGTCTGGGTTGGTAGAACCTTTATCGGTAGTTTTTATCGGTAATAATTTTTTACTATCTTGTTTTGCAAGTCTAAATTTTAACGCAGGTCTTTTATTGATAAGTAAATCACCCTTTTCATTATAGGTAATTGACTTAACAACTACCTTCTTGTTCTTAAATCTACCCATCAAGACAACATCACCAACTTTAACTGGTAGTTCTATTTCTTTGATAAGTGGTTTAGTTAACCATTCTGTAAGTTTATTCATTTTTTTACCATTTACGACACGACCAATATCTTGCTTTATGTTTTGGGCCTGGATTATCACAATTATGTCTTGCTCTAAAAGATTTACGAGCTGATGGATTATCTTTACGAATCCTCATTGTTCCACCCTTAGCATCTCCACCTTGACCAAAGTTAACCTTAACTACATTACCCTTATCATTTTTTACATATACTTTGAATTTTTTAGCATCACCTTGCATTGGTTTACCAAGTTTAACTTTTCTACCTTGATATTCTGCTTCTTTTAAATCTTTATCTGTATCAACTTCTATTGTGTATCCACAACTTTCATTTTGATTTTCCCAATAAATATCAAAAACTTCTTTTACACAATTAGGAACTTTCTTATCACCCTTATCTTTCATGCCAAGTTGTTTATATCCTACCCAACAAGTTCCTCTGGCTTCATTTACTGCTTCATTGGATATTAATTTTACCATATTCTTTTCCCTTGATGATAATCTATCTTTTTTCTTTCCGATTTCTCTCGGTTCATCTATGTGAAATGTTGCCATCATATTTCTCCGTAATCAAACCCATCCGTTGAATAATCTTTATCACCATATTTATCCCAACTGCCTACCGCAGCTTGAAATCCCTCATACTTTTCACCAGTATTTATAATTCTTTTAATTACCTGTACTTGTAATGTTTTCTTATCTCTCTTCCCACCATATGGGTCATCTGCTTTTGGAAAATCTAATTGTGCGTATCCACCCTTATCATACCAAGGCTCTGGTTTACTACTATCAACACCCAATATTCTTGATTGTCCTGCAGGTGAAAACCCTGTATCTGGTTCACCAGCATCTGCAGAATGGTGATTACCATTAGCACTTATTTCTTTTACTATATCCATTAACTTAATCATAATTTATCTCGGTGCGTTGGAATCCCAAGGCCCCCAATGGCCTAATTTTACCATTTTATTTGCTGCTTCTTTTCCTGTATAAGAATGAACCTTATATCCTTTAACAGGTATTCCACCTAATTCATAATATTTCTTTTTTGATAATGCTATTTTCTTACCATTTGAAAAGTCCATTACTAAACTATTACTTTTTTCTACCCAACAATGTCCAAATGGTTTATTGTCTGTTGCTAATATTGCAACTCCATGACATAGTTTAAATGATTTATCATTCATTTTAGTAATGATAAAATTACCATTTGCTTGATAACAATCTCCAGCCATTAGACTGATAATGCTCTACGATACCAACCGAATAAAAACCTTTCTTGTTCTGGTTTTTTATTTACTAAATCATAGTAATGTTTTAATCTGTAACAACGAACCCTGTCGAGTGATGGTTTGTATGTTTCAACCGCACCTCTTGTTCCAGGTCCGAATCCACCATCAATAGCTAAATCTGCACCCTTTGCGTTACACGCTCGTTGTAAAATTTTTACTGCAGTTCCCCTACCTTGATTCACACACATATCAAAAAAGATATGTTTTAAATCATCTGTTAGGTAACCTACTTTATTCTTATCCCAGTAATCTTGTTTATAGATTTCTTTAGCACCTTCTTTTGTAAGGTTTTTTATATCTACATCTGGATAAAATCTTTTTGTTATACCGAAGTTAGTTTCCCCGCCCAAGTCTGTTGGGTCGTGGACGTAACCACCTTCGTGGTGTAGTGTTACTTCTATTATCTCGTTAAATGTAATTAACATTTTATTTTCTCCTAAGTAATTTCTGTTTACCAACCCATAGCTTTCCGAGTTTGTTTTTGATGGGTTGCCCCACAAATTTTCTAACAACTTTAGTAACCAATGGAACAAATTTTGCCTCCGCTTCTTCATCGGATAGATGTTTTGAATTATCAACTATCACGAAATTGTTTTTAAATAATGATTGAAAAGAACCAAGATTCTGTTGTACATCTTCCCAAGATTTTTTTAATAATTTTGGTGGTAAAATTCTATCTCGTTCTTGATTTCTTTGTTGTGCAACCTCTAATGATGTGTTCACCATTACCATATATGTATCATATCCATCTGCTTCTAACTCAGATTTCATTGTTTGTATCTTACCAAAATCGTGTCCTGTGCCATCAATAATCATACCCAATTTTCCTTGTCGATATAATCTCATTCTCTCTTTAGTAAGTGATTTTCCAAATTTTCGTAGTCCACTTGAATCTGGTAAACTATCATCTGTTAAATTTTTAAATACTTCATCAGGCATTTTATCTAAATCAGTACCAAAGTGGAATTTCTTTAATAAAAATTTCAATTCTTTATCTGAATTAACCATCTTCATACCACTCATACTGATATTGAACTTGTCTGGAATACCAAATATCTGTTTAGCTGCATAAGTTTTACCACTTCCAGGTCCACCTGCAAGGAATACTGCTTTGAATATACCTTTATCTTGTACACCCTCGTTTAATAAATCCATTAATTTAATCATCAAAAACTCCAATATGTGTATAATCTTACACTTATAAATATAAAACTACCAAGTTTTAGTACGTAATCTCCTACGACCTTCTAACCCGGTTTTCCAACAAAATCCGTGTGGTCTTGATAATTTATTTCTATAAAATGGAATTATAGTATAACCCAAATAATAGTATGCGTGAAACCTATGCCACCCATCCATTATCTGATTTTTACTATTTAAATAAATTGGTAAGTCAATACCTTGTTTAATTAATTTCTGAAAGTATAAAAATAAAGCTTTGTTTGTATTCTCACCTACACACTTACAAACTGGTCCTTCATGTTTTGTTCGTGGTCTATCCCAATATTCTAATGGATGTACCACTTCAATATTAACTTTATCCAACCCTATATAATGTGATGTTGGTGGATATAAAACTTCAAAGAACTCCTTTTCGTTCATTTATAAATAAACGGGTCGCGTTTTTTTATTTCTTTTAACTTTTTACGAAACTTAATCTCAGTAATGAGTTTGTTCCATAGTCGTTTAAAAAATCTCATAATTACTCCTTATGTATTGATTTAAATATTTACCCCATTCAATATGTGATGTATCAGTTGGATGATTTGTGCGGAAATAATCATCATTATTACGCCAATCTGTATTAAACTCATTTTCTACACAGAGTCTAAAATGTGGTTTAAAGTCTTTATTATAAATATAATCTAAATCAATATACTTGAAAAAAGAATCTTCTCGAATCTCCTCATCAAAATCATCAAAACAATTAAATATTAAATATGGTATATTTCTTACTTTTAAAAAATTTTGAAGATTGATTATATTTAAACAAAGTCTATGTACTAATGATTCTTTTGCAAAATCTAAATATTCGTCTGGTGATACTCGTGCATCTATCCATTTACCTTTTAATTTCTTTTCATTCTGTGTAATACTTGTATCATTCCAAGTTTCATATCTAAACATAGATGTTAATCCTATCACAACAAAAAAATCTTTCTTACCGAGTGATTCTAAATACTCAATAGAACCAATTGTAGTTCTAAATATCCTATCATTACTACAACCCAATCTACCAGCATTCCAAGTTTCGACACCAAGTTTTTCTCCCAAAACCTTTGGCCAAACTGGACTATCATAAAATTTATATAGTATGTTCTTTTCACCTTTTGGTGGGTTGGATTCTGTTGGTGAAAATTTATTACCGAAATTTGGAACTATATCATACCAATCTAAGGTTTTTGTTGCTTCCCAATTTAAATCTTGTGAAGGGTAATCACCTTGTGTCCAACTATCTCCGCTTGTTAATAATATCATCTCTTTTCCTCAAGTATTCTGTATAAACCTGTTCCACCTTTTCTGTGAATTAAAAATGGTTTATCGTTAAATGTATGTAAGTTTCCAACCTTTCTATTGTAACCATAACTTTCTTCAAATTCTGGTGAATCGGTTTCCTTATTTTCATAAAATCCAGGCAAGTGTAAATACTTTAATTCTTTATCTTTACAAGTAATGGTTGCCAAGTGATTGTTATCTCCCCTAATCCAATCTACCCAAATGTTGTGTTTAGAGTAAAAATCACCTCTACATAAAAACCAATAACAATCTGCAAAATATTCATACTTTTCCAACTCTTTAAACTTAACTGGTTTTTTATCAATTGTGATATATTCGTAGTTTTCTTTTTCCAAAAATTCTATTTGTTCTTCTATAATGTTATCAAGATATAATGTATCATTATGTTGTATTACTAAGTAATCACCACTTGATTTTATTATTCCGTGATTGTATGCCATAGCTAAACTTTTAGCATGATTAAAATCAGTATCCTCTCTGTAATCTTCTATATTAATTTTATCCAACCACTCAGGTCGTTTCCCATCAAGATATCCAACTGATTGATATGATGGTATCACTTTAACTAATGGATTTTTGTGTGTAGGAAAATTACCCTCATTGTCCATAATTAATATTTCGTGTGGATTTAACTTTAATATTTGGTCAATTAAATTTAATGTATGTTTTAATAGTTCTTGATTAATTTTCTCATCAACATTATAATGTTTAAAATCATTTCGATTCATTGTATTAGTATCTGCCCAAACTAATATATAACTTACTGATTTATATTCTGGTATCATTCGAATCTACCTTGATAATATTCGTGATTGAATCTTTGTTCCTCATTAAATCCATTTAATGCTAAATACTGACCATCTTTTGTATAATTACTAAATGTTTTTAACTCTTGTAATTCTTCTGGTGTAACTGAAACCTTCCCATCTCGTGTTTCATCTTTATTCAATATAGTGAAGTGTTTTTCTAACATATCAATACCTTGAAAGATTGCCTGTTTACTTGGTAATAAATTATCTGAATGGTCACTAAACCCTATCTTATCGTGTAGAGTTTTTAAATGTTCTATTGATGATAAGTTTAATTTTTCAAATGGTGTTGGGTATAAACAAACACAATACAATATTGTAAAATCAACTCCTTGTAAATTTTTAATACACTTTTCAATATCGTGTAAGTGTAAACTTGAAGTGGAAAATACTAAGTGTTTAAAATTAAATTTATCTAATTTTTTTCCAAAATCAAATGCTCTCATTGAATACCCACTTAACTTTAAATAATCATATCCTAAACTATTATAATAATCATAATGATTAGGACTAAATATTGTTGTCATTGGTATAATGTTGTTAACCTTTGCCGTATGTATAAACTCTTTTTCATCATCATAAGATAATTCTAATGATTTAAATCTTTGATATTCATCCGAGTATTTTCTAAATGATTCATACTCTTCTCTTTTAGTTAGTGAATCTGCTTTGATTGATTGAATTTTAACTATATCTGCTCCACTATACTTTGCTTTCACCACCATATCCTTTACAATATTCATATCACCATTATGGTTTTGACATAATTCAGCTATTAATTTCATTCTTTTTATCTCCTACATCTGTTTTGTAATTACATGAAAAAAAATTATCTGGGCGTTCTGGATTCTTTTTATAAAAATCTCTTGTTCCCGTTCTACCATCAATAAAATATGGAATTTCATAACCTAAGTGATTAACGATATCCATTAAATTAAATGTGGTGTTTGGGTCTGATTCAAAATCTCTTAAATTAGGTCCATCTAAAATAACAAAATCAACTTCTTTAATATCTTCTATTGGATGAATATACCTAACTCCAGTAGTGTTAAATTCTGTGGATTCTGCAATGTCCACACGTTTTATATTGTTGTATTTATTCCAACCCTTTTCTATATGGTCATTATACCAATATGAATTACACTCATAACCAACTACTTTACCCCCATAATCTAAAAAGTTTACTAATTCAGTTAAGTCATAAGTACTTTTACCACCACCATACTCAACTATAAATTTAGGTTTATTTTTAACTATGTGATTATATGCACTTAAATATTTACCATCCTTTGCAACTAATCTTGATTTATAATACTCTAAATTCTTCATATTTTCTCCAATACTCTTTGATATGCTTTTTCTTGTGCTTCTATTGATGTTCCAGCTATATGTGGTGTTATCAATACTTTATGATTTGATTCCAATATAGATTGTTCATCTACATATTCTGTTTGTAGAACATCTGTAGCATAACCACATATCCTATCCTTTAATAAAAGTTTATTTATATCTTCTTCATTTACTATTTCACCACGAGATGTATTAACTAAATAAATATCTTTTCTAAATTGTTGCATATAGTTTTTATTTATCATTTCATATGAAGATGGATTTAAATCTACATGCAATGAAACAATATCAGATTCAAAAAATAACTTTTCTTTATCCCCATAATCTTTATCAACTACTATAACTTTCTTAAATAGATTCTGGCATAAATACTCAACCATCTTACCTAATCTACCATCACCTATAATACCTAAAGTTTTATCGTGCAATTCAATAGATGGTTTTGTATGTCTAACTATTGATAAAATTAAATGTAAAGTATGTTCTGCTGTAGACCATATTGATTCAAGAATTTCATCATTCTTAATAGATATAATCGGTACTGAATCAACATCGATATGATTTAAACCTGTAGATGGTGAAACAATACATTGTATGTTTGAATCTTTAATTAACTCCTCATCAATAACAAAGTTTTGAAAATTTGGTGCACAAAACAATATATCAAATTTTCCAATGTGTAATTTAACATCGTCATATGTAGGTTCAAGCAATTCTAAAAATTCATATGCTTTAAACACCTCACTATAAAAATCTCTTAAATGGTTTATTGGTGTTATAAATAATATTCTTGGTTTATTCATTTTATACCCATCTCATCTGCAATTTCATCTTGCACAATCAGCTGACCGCTGTGTACAATGTGGTTGATATCATCTACATCAAATTCCGAGTCACATTTTAAAAAACTATCTTTGATACCCCACTCAATTAGTGGTGTATTCTTAACTCCAAAATTGTAATCAAAATTTGAAACTTTTTTTCTACAATTAATAACTTCTACCTTTCCGTCATCGGTTTTAGCAACTTTAACATCTCTCCGTGTATAAAATAATAGTTCATAAATTTCACGATTAATATCTTGTAGTTTATCCTTATCTATCCATATGGCAAAACCTTTATACTTATTTAACTTAGGTATATCAGTTGGTTTTGTATCAACAACTTTAACCTCAAACTTAAAATGTTTTTCTATCATATCCCTATCAACGTAAAACTGATATTCCAAATCAGGTGTTCCAGGTACGTGATGTTTATTTTTGCCATCGGTAATAGCATTCATTTTTATAGTCATATTTATTAATTCATTTCTAATATTTAAAAAATACTCTTTTATATCAATATCCGAATTTGTATAAATAGTTAATGGTTTTTCATCTACAATAATTCCGATATCTTTAGATGAATCAAAAACACAAGCTAAGTAATTATTTGAATCAGCTTGTAGTACACCACGCACAATGAGTTGTTCTGCAGCTGAGCGTTTCCAACCGAATCTTTCAAACCTTGACATACTATTATCGGCTACACGAAACTTCCACAACTTTAATACATTACTCTGAGTTGGAATATGATATTTAGTTCCGTTTTTTAAATTATCTTTATTCCCAAAATAAAAATCATATATTAAATTGGATTGCTCTTCGCTAAAATAATGATGTGGTTTCCATAATCCATCTAATCCTTGAATATTAGTAATTTTAACTAAACCTTTTGGTGGATTAAAATTATATGATTTATTAAAATACATTATTGCTGATGTTAAGTTATCTTGTATATAACAAGATACGGCAAATCTTGTATTACCTGGATGAGTAACCAGTTTAAAGTTGTTTATTGATTCAAAATTATTTATATCTAAAGTAGAAGTTCTATTTTTTGCTCGAAATGAATGGTGTGTTGGATTAGAAAAAACGCCATCATTATCTATAAACTCTTGTACAATATATCTTTTTTGTCTGTGAAACTTACTAAAATCTTCATATACAGCATCATCTAAATATTGAACATCTCGCTCTTTATATGTTTCATTAAAAAATCCATACTCTGAAAATAAAAAATCTAATCGAACATGCATATTAGTATATTTTTTATACTTACCATTTTCATAATTATAAAATTGCCAAGGTAAAGATTTACTCAAATATACATCATGTCCTTTAAAAAACTTTTGTAAAAATTTTACATTTAACTCATCAAGTTGCATCTCGTACCTCGTCAAAAAATTCTTCATCAGTAATACCTGGTGCAATAGTTAATCTACACCAATTTTTCCTATCGTCGTGTGGTATTGTACACCACTTCACTAATACATTATAATCCTCTAAAATTTTTTTTATTTTTTTATTATCATCTTCCGTATTAAAATGTATCCAATTTGCAAATGAATCTATCACATCAAAGTGTGATAACATATACTTCACTTTTTCTTTTTCTCGTTCTACTTCTAAAAGATATTGTTGTGTTAACCCATAATTATCAAGTAAAAATTCACAATATTTTGCTGATACTCCTGATACCTCATACATCTGTCTGAATTTAGAAATTAATTCAATATTTTTTTTATTTGAAAATACCATTCCAACACGACACCCTGCAGCACCAAATGCTTTTGAGAAAGTTCTCGTTACAATTAAGTTAGGATATTCATTTATTTTTTTCACTAAAGTATCACTAAAGTTTTCACAATTTCTGTCGTTAACAAATTCTATATATGCTTCATCTATTAATACTGGTACACCTTGTTGTAATATTATTTCTATTTCATCAAATGATTTATACTCACCCATAGGACTATTTGGATTTGCTAATATAACTAAATCAGTATTATCAGTTATATTAGATAATATCTTTTCCGTTGAAATAGTATGTCCATTTTCTTCATGTGGTATTCCAAAGTATTCACATTGGTACAATTCACTATATACTTTATACATTGGAAATGATGGGTCTGTGGTTACAACTCTACCACCATCGGTAAATGTTTCAAATACTGCTTTAATTCCAACATCTGAACCCGCACACAAAAATAATTCATCAGTATTTACTTCATAAAATTCAGATAGTTTTTCTTTAAGATTTTCTGTATTTGGATAAAGCATAAAATCTTCTTGAGTAAGATTCTGTATGAATTTATTAAAATCAATAAATTGTAATTTAGTAATTCGTTCACTTTGATTTAAAACAAAATCAAATTCTGACTTATCTTGTATATCTAATTTTCTAACTATTTTCTTTAAGTGTTTTTTCATATTTTTTTATCCCATCAAACAGGTAGTTTGCAATATTTTCATTTCCCTCTTCAGTAAAGTGTCCATCACCTGGTACTAAACCAGCAGTATCTAACCTTTGATTACTTAAGCTTATTCCACCACTTAGTGGTAACCAATTTATTCTATCTATAACTTCTTCAATAGGTGGAAAATTTGTTTCATTTGGATGATAAGTTTTATAATCACCCTCAATTATATCCCGAAATTTATCCACCTCATCCATTTTAGTTGTTACAATATTATTGGGCTTTGATGTTTCATTATCCCAATTAAAATCCAAACTAAAACATCTGTATTCACCACCTTTAGATTCTATTAAATCTTGTAATTGATAAAGTTCCCAAATAAATTTAAAAGTATTAAAGTTTATATCATATGATTTTACCATAGCCTGTTTAAAATAAGCTCCTTCAATTTTTGAATATTCTCCCGTAATCAGAGTTTTGATTTCGCTGACGATAATATGTTCATTACTTGGATAATTAAAAATATTAAATAATTTAACAAGAAACTCACTTCTATCAAAATGTGGTACTTGGTGTATAATTAAATGATTTGATAAATCGCCAACTTTAAAAATGTAATTATGAATGGCTCTAACATTAGCTTCAACTCCTTGACCCCCAAACCCAAAATTTAAAAGTTTATCATACTTTAAATAGTTGTTTAACTTTCCAATCCAAGTTAAATTTTTTGTAATCCACTCGTGTGTTGTAAGTGTGTTGTTGTAGTGTTTTTTTAATTCATCACTTGCAAATTCAAGTTCAGGTACAATTTGTGTTCTTTCTCCTAACTCATCTTTGGCATTAAAATTTTTTACAAACGCAGAACCTTGTGTGTGAGAACATCCCAACCCAATTAAAGTTTTCATTACACCCCCAAGTATTCTAACATCGGTGATAACTCTTTATAAGAACAATTCTTACAATGTGATGTTGGGTTGTTTGTTTCACAACCTTTTTTTACATTTTTAAAATCTTCCAGTTCTCTAATCTCATCTATAGAGTTTGCAAATAAATTACCAAATGGTTCAGCACCCGTATTCAAACAACACATTTTGACATGTCCCTCGACTGTAGTGTATAATCCATTCTGTACCCAAAAACAATCTGGGAAATCCCATTTTGATTTACCCATAATATTTCCACGCCATTTTGTTTTCAAGTAATCCAATTGTTGTTTTGTATAACCTGATGTTGCTATGTCTGAAGTAATACTTGTATCTTCGTCCCATATTTGTGCGATGTTTAATCTTAACTTTCCTAAGTTATTTTCTTCTCGTAACTCATCTACCTTTTCAATATCATCTACATTGTATGCATTTACAACATAATTTACAACTACCTCACAATCATATCGATTAATTGTTTTAAAATCTTCTAAAAACTTTAACAACTTATCCCACTTTGCGGGTGCTCTATCTCGTTCATAGTGTTCTTTATACCCATCAATTGAAAAATATAATATATCGATATACTTCATACACTCTTGATATTTTCTTCTGAACTCCAATCCCTCTTTTATATTATATTGACAATTGGATGCAACAATAAGTTTTGCATTTGGAAAAACATCTTTAAACATTTTACACACTTCATCAAAGTTTGGATGTAACATTGGTTCACCCATACCCATAAGTTTTGCTTCTTCAATTGGATGATGTTTTATACCATCGAGCAACTTACCCCAATTCTCTAAACTCATATGTTTTAGTGGGCCGATGACATCAGTACGATTACAAAAACTACAATCTAAATTACAATAGTTTGTAGTTTCTAAATATGCGTATGTTATTGGTTTAGACATTTACTTAGGTGTCCTATTAAACCAATCTATTGTTTTCTTAAATCCGATATCATTATACATCCACTCAACACCTCGGTCATTTATAATTTTTTTTAATTGAAATGGCGATGGATGTTTCTTACTCCAACCACCTAAACGAATAACATTTCCAGATTTATCCTTAGTTTCTGTATCGGGTAGAACAAACCTATTTTGTGTTCTGATAAGCAATCCATTTGCTGTATTGAGATATGAATTATAAATTCCCATTAAATGTAAATACTCTGCTTGAAATACATGCATCAATGGATTTATAGTATCTTTTGTTTTATCATCAATGTACATATAATCAAACATTCCTGCAAATACATCAAAAACTTCTGGCTTTCCAAAAAAATAATAATCTTGTGTCCACAAATCTTGTTGTAATTCACCCTCATCTGTAACATCATTATGAATCATAGTTCCACTTGATGAAAAAATATTTCTCGATGATAATTGTGGATTTATTCTTTCATCTCCACCACCTCGTAGTTGTGTGATATTCGATAACATTTTATCTATGGTATTTTTTGGTATTAAATAATCACATCTTGTCTGTAAAACCCCATCATATACTACATCGTGTGAATTTCTCAATTCATTTACTTTTTTAAATGTATAACAATAGTGTGGTTGATGACGACCAGTTGGATGATTTTTTAAATCATAAGGACAATCTTCTTCTTTTAATCTTTCCCACTTTGTTATCCAATCCCAATTGGTATAATCAATTTCATCTTCCCAAGTAGAAACAAAGAAATCAAAATGTACTCCATCATATAAAGTAGTCCAATGCTTATACAACTCTTGTGTAATATCAAGATATTTTCCACTTCCATTTAACATTACTGCTATATTAATCATACTTCTCTTTCGTGTAGTTTACTAAACTGAAATTTGTGTGTAAGATTTTCTACTTTTAAATCTAAATAATTTTCTTCAATTACATATGCGTGATAATTGTGTCCGCCGTGAGTACCAACTACCTCAGAGTTACTATCAACTTTAGATAGTCTATTTATGCCATTAAAATATGATTTCCAACCAGTTGCATATAAATCAAATGATAATGATGTACCGAGAAAATAATAATCTGCTGGTAAATAAGGATGACCATCTTTTTTCTCTATCCCACTATGAGTGTTAATTTCATAATCTCCGTGATTATTACTTTTTTTATTTAAAAGTTCTAATAGATGTTCTTTTTCAAAATATATTTCACCCCTTGTCCATAAAACATAATCATAAATAAAATTATTATTGACTTCGTGTATAGTTTTTAGTAAATTTACTCTGTGAATAGTATATGATGCCCTATCAGTATTATTTTTAAACTTTATAATATCTGGAGTAATAAATTCTGCTGTGGTAAAAAAATCAAATGGTCTTTTATCTTCAAAATCATCCCAAGTAGAAACAAAAAAATCTATTTCTAAATGTGGATTTTCATTTAAGTTTTTATATACTTCGTTTATAACTTGATATGTTCGTGTTTGACCAAATAAACATATAGCAATTCTTTTTTTATTTATCACTAAGGTAATTCTCCAAATACTCTGGTGTTCCTAATTCATATATTTCATCAACCATATAGATTCCAATTTTCTTACCATCTTTTATTGCCCAATTATAAACTGGTGCAACATAGAACTCTCCATTGGTTCTGCTATTCTCTTCAATCATTTGTTCTGCATACTTAACAAAATCTCTACCCTCACTCCAATAATAATATCCAGCAGTTGCATTGTTTGAGATAACTTTCTTTTCTGCTACCTCTTCTACATAACCATCTTGACCACATTTAGCATAACTCCAATCTTCACTATCTCCTTTAAAACAAGGAATACCACCATCAAACTTTTGAAAGTTATCCCACATATTCAAATTATAATCAATCATTTGGTCGGTGTTAAAACTCAACATTGGTGTATCATTATCATAATATTGTCGTGCAGATAACATTGTTTGTGCAGCACCTTCTGTTACATCTGGTAAACAAATCACTTCCCAATTTTCATGCCCGATGATATCATCAAAGATACTAAAATCATATTTATCATAATCTTCTCGTAAACAAATTATTACAAACTCATACTGGTCATCAAACTCTATATTAAGATTTTCAATTACTCTCTGTATCATTGGTTTTCCATTCACATCAATAAATGGTTTTGAATCTGTATAACCATTTTCAGTAAATCTTGAACCTCTACCTGCCATTGGTACTACAATATTAAAATTTTGTCTCATCCTGCATATGCTCCTATATGTTCATCTTCTAAAAAGAAATCTACTATCTTTTTATCAATATCTATTTCTAAACTTAGATACTTATTTTTAAAATATGGTTCTTCTATTTTATTTGGTTCTACTTTAAATTTTGTTGGATTTCCAATTGGATACTGAAATAAGATTGGTACATCACTTTTTGTCAAAAATGCATCTGCTGTCATATGAGTACTTCTTTTAGGATATTCTAATCCGTTATTAAAGATTGGATTTAAAACTCCATACTTTTTAAAAGTTTCATATTGATGATAACTTCTACCATCATCTCTACCATCCATACTCCACTTAGTATTGTTTTTTATATGTTCTTTTACATCATCTAAACTAACTGATGGATGACCTTCTTTTACACCTTTAAATGGAATTTCATTTAACCAATCACTCATATAATCAAAATAAAATTGATATGGTATTTCAAGATATAACATTTCAAAATATTTTGGATTTTCTAAATAATATCTTTTTGCTATATCAATTGGACTACCAGGTATTATACGATTCCAACCACTTATTCTTTTTTTTAATACTTCATCAGAATAGGTATCTTTTAATTTATCAAGTTTTTTAAAACTATCGAGATATCTTTCATACACTTCTTCTGTTGAGATTAAATCAAATGATTCTAAATCTGTCCACGAATCTGTCCAATATTTAACTGAAGTATTCTCATACTCACCATTCTGTATCATCAAAGAACTCCTCTGGTCTTAATGCTTTATCATCTATGTAGTGTGTAGCATCGTGTTCCTTAAACCACAAATCGTGATACTTACAACCCCACTCTTCTAATTGGTATTCTGTAATTGGTCGGTAATGTTTTTCACCTCTACCACTCTTTAATCCTCTTGCAGTATAAAATACAATCGTATGACCTTCATCATATAATTTATTTATCTGTTTGATTCTATGTGTATAAGGTGTTCTTCCAATAACCTTTCCAACTTCTTCACAAATCGTGCCATCTATATCTATAACATATTTCATTAATAATAAATATCAATCACATTTATAAGTGTCTAATATTTCTTTATCCTCATCGTAAACATTTAATTCTTTATTAATATAATCTATTTCAAGATAGTAGTTTGTGGCTGGATAATCTAAGAATACACCACTACCCCACTTATACCAAGATGTACACATTTTCAATGTTAGTTTATCCTTAAATCTTGGAAAAAAAATTGGAAATCCGTATCCTAATTTACCAAGCATCCAAGCTCTATGTGAACCTCTATTAAAGATATCGGTATTGTCTTGTAACTTAAATAATGGTGATATTAAACCATCGTTCTTAATACTTAAAAACCACTCTACACTAAAATTTGCTCTCCAAGAAAACTCTTCTGGTTTATTTGTTTTGTGTTTTTGTGGATGTCGTTTATCATACTCATCCCTTAATCCTAACCAATCCCCATCCCAATTAACTTCATCTAAAAATTTATTTAAAATTGTAGTATCTGTATTGTGATTATATTGAGTTATATATTTTTTTAAAAACTTATTTGGTATTTCAATAAATGCATATGTTCCATTATGATATGCATCTTTAAACATAGTTTTATGTTGTATATCAAGTGTTATATTTAATTTCTCTTCTGAGTTTCTTGATTTGGGATGTGTAAATTGTATCTTAGTAAATTGGTATTTATCCCCCCTATCTATCACATCAAGAACTTGATTTTCGTGTCCTAATTCCCATCCATCGTTTAATAACATATCCTTTGATTTATGTACTAATTTTAATAAATCAAGAAATTTAATTTCATCAAAAGATTTAAATTTTTTGTAATGTTCAAATTTAAGATTGTTCATAATATCCTCGAACTATTTCAAAATCTGTTTCTGTATCTACATCTAACAATTCCTTTTCACTCCAATCTGTTATAAGTGGAAATGGATTATCTTTTGTGTTTGGAAATAATTCCCACTCCTTTAACATATAATTCTTTTCATAAAATACTAAAGAGTGTGTGGCGGAATAAACCCAAGGTCCAGCAGTTGTAGATAATCTATCATTAGGTTTAAAATTTATTGGATTGCGATGCTTATCCCAAAAAAAGTTTCTTTCTTGTTGGACTGTAATCATACTCTTCATTCTACTTTCTTTAAAAACTCTTATACAATGATTTAACTTATCAACTTCTAAAAATGGTTGACATGGATTATAGTTTACAATAAATTCTGATTCTACATTTTCTAAATGTTTATACATTACCGAATGATGACAATTACCTGGTGCAATTGATTCATAATCTCTATGTAGTATTTGTACACCATCAATTACTTTATCTTTTAATTCTTTATCATAAACTGCTAAATACTTTTCATCAACATCTAACTTACTTAGATTTTCCAATGCAATATCAATCAATGTTGTATTCCCCAATGGTCGTAGATGTTTATTTGGACATCTTGTACTTGTTTTTCTTGCGTGTATAATTCCTGCTAGTGTTTTCATAAGTTTATCCAATATTTACTTTTTTTTAATCCTTTAGAAAATGCTTCTTTAAATTTAGATGTAATTATTTCTACATCCTTTAACTCTTCCATCAACTCAACTTTTCTATCTTTTTCTTTTGCTGTATTGTAATATGGTATTTCAATATCCCATCCTAAGTATTTTGGTATGTGAGTAGATAATTTTTTCAAATCAAAAAATTTTACTTTTGCACCAGTCCAATTTTCGTTAAATATAATATCAGTTATGAAAAATCTCATTACATCGTTTTGAAAATAATCTAACTTTGGATAGAAAGGTTTAGTTACATCTATATCCTCTCCCCACTCTAATAACTCACTCCATGCCCTTTCCTTCTCTGTTCTAATAGGTATTAGTATTTGTAAATCACTATCATTCCAATCTATAAAATTGTCTACATTCCAATCCAGTCCTTGTTGTTCTCTAAGTTGGAATCCATCGTATCTTAAATAAATTTGTTTTATTGATTGGCTACCATTCTTTGCAACTCCAACCAATATAGATTTATCTTTTTTTAAATATCGTGTACTCATACTAATTTTTTTCCCTCTCTATAAAACTTCAAAGATTTTTTATCTAAATTTATTCTCATAGTTATATTCTTCTCATCAAAATTTTCTGCTAACTCAACTTCCCATTTTCTTTTATTTTTTGGGTGTTGTAGAATAAAAGGAACATTACTTTTAGTATGAGCAAGAAATAATGCTCTATGTGTTCCTCTACTAAATGCGTGTGTTCTACTATTAAACATTATAGGATAGATTAAACCATTTTCTTTTATTGAAATGTATTGACCAACATCTAAATCTAATCTCCAAGCCGGGTCAGCCCAATCTCCAAAATAATCAATATACTTTCCAACATTTTTATATTTCGTATCATATTCATCAACTAAATTTAAAACCACATCTCGTGATAAATCCGTAGTATCAACTTCAGTCATAAACTCTCTAAAATAAGTTACATCACGATTCGAATGAACTGCAGTTTGGTATTTATTAAACAACCAACTTGGTATTTCTAAATAGATAAAATCTTTCCATGATTTATTTAACCCTACCATATCCATAGATACTACATCTGCTTTTGCCTGTGTAACTTTATCCCCATATGGATTAATATTATAATATCGTGGATTATATCCCAACCAAAATCCTTCATGGTCAACTTCTTCTACATCTGAATTAACTGGTCGTTCATTCTCCCCACCAAGTTTTTCTTTACCACTCTGCTCTAATAAAGATTGATTTTTTAAATATAAATCTATCATATCTTGATAAGAAACTATATCAAACGAATTTAAATGTTTAAATGTATTAAACCAATAATTAACCATTATATACCTTTTTGTAAAATTTATAAAGTTCGTCTGCAAAAAGTTTATGTCCCTCGATACTCGGGTGTCGTGGTGTTTGGTTGTATGGATTATAACCTGCTGTTTCTAATAAACCTTCATCATTAAAACTTTTTACATATGAAAGAATAGTTTTTTTATTAAAGTTCCAATAATATTTTGTATCGATATGTTCATATTTTTCATTTACCATATAATCAAATGCATCAATCATAATATATTTAACTTTTTTATATTCTAAATATTTTTGTAAAAAAACTATTAAATTATAATTAAACAATTCATAGTATTTGTTATCAAACATTTCCGTAAGGTAAAACGAATAGTAATCTTGAAAAAAGTTTTCAAGATTATTTTCAGATTTTTTCTTTTTTTTATATAGATGTAATACATTTTTATTTGGTATTAAACTTCCCGTAAATAACTTTGGAAAAAATGGTAGTGGATTTCTAAGTGAAGAAGTAAACCCTACAAAAACTATATCACCTTGTTTAAAATTTTTATCAAATTCAAATATTGAATTTAAGATATCAACATTGGAACAACCAGATATTGCTGAAGTTTGATATCCTATACCAACCTTACTAGCAAACTGGCCGGTGTATGAATTTTTAGTTCTAAAAATTTTTACTTTACTTCGTTGAGTATTTTTTTCATCATCCGTCATAACATCCCATCTTGGATGTTCACTTAATTGAGATTCTTCCCATTCTCTATCAACACCCAATCCTGCAGTAAAACTATCGCCAAATGAATATATCATAATTCAACCTTTCTACAATATGCTTCGAAATCTAATTTAGGCCAATTTTTCCAACTAAAACTATCATAACTATTCCAAACATCATTAATATCAAACTCTTTCCAATCATCTACTATATAGATAGGAAATGTTTTTGCAAATTCTTCCACTAATATACTTCGTTTACATATTGGAATGGTTTTCATATATAATGCTTCCCAAGTTCTATAACAATCAATACCATTTCCCTCTGGTGATATACAAAACTTATATTGTTTTAATTCTTGAAGATATGATTTATAATCGTTGTTTTCTTGAAATGGTATTTCTTCTTTAACAACCATATCATAACAATCACTTCTTCTTTCATATCGTACACCATTTCCCTTAGTAAAGTTTGCATAGATATAATATGGATTTATGTCTGAATATCCCTCGTTTATTACTTCATCCATTATTTTAGAATCGCCCCATTCCCAAAAGCTATTCGCGATTCCAATAGGAAGTGGTTTAACTTGTGGATGAGTTACATTCATATTCTGTGTGTATATTTTTTTACAATTTGGTATATCTAAATACTTTAATTGTTTTTCACAAAACTCATCATCTGAATTATGTAGTATTAATTTAAATGGATTTTTTAATTTCAATAACTTATCATATAATTTTGACTCAATTAATTTGGGTTTATTTGTATTTAGTAAAGAACTATTAACATAAACTAATTCAGAATTATCATAGTCTATAAAATCAAAATTGTCGATATCAATACTATCCATATTAGATTCGAATGGTTTATGTTCAAGTTTACTTATTTGGGTATTACACAATTCTTGAAATTTTTCTCCTTTTATTACTTTCATATTATATTTCATATTTTTTTTGTTGTAAAAACTCAGTTACTTTATTTTCGTAAAATTTTTTAGCTTCTTTATCAATCCAAGTTGTTTTATTATGCTCATCTATCAGATTATCTTCAAATTTAATTTGTAAAAATTTTTCTAAATTAGTAACAATAGTAGAGTTTTGTTCTGATATATCTAACTCTAAAAATTGTTTGTCCGTATTTTTAAATAATACATTAGCTTCCCATGTTACTTTTTTGTGCCAATACAATCTTAAAATATAATCTTCTTCCAAAGTATGAAATCTACTATCTAACCCTACTTTACCTGTTTTTCCATATTTATTCAATTTAAATTGTCTTGATATCAACCAATCTTTCATCGGTCTTGTTTGTAGAATATAATATGAATTTGGAAATGTTTGATTTAGAAAACGGATATTTGGCCAACAATCAAACATTTCGTTGCCATCTTCACTTCTAGCTATTCTATCATACCCATCGGTAAATACTTCTTTATTTTCAAATTCTTCTTTTGTGTGATAACGCCACCACTTTGGGGAGTCTTCACATTCATATCCGTTTTTTTGAAAAAAACGATAAAAAGTTGTTGTAGCGGTTTTGTTTAATCCAATAAAAAATATTTTTTGGTCGGTTTGTAAATTTTTTATTTTCATTAAATTACTCCTGCAAATTTTAAATATCCATTTAAATTTAGTTTCTTAAATGAATCTCTATACTTTGTTACATCTGACGGTAAAATAAAATTATCTTTTACATTTAATGAAATTCCTATTCCTAACTCTTCTACTTTGTGTGCTAAGTGTTGTATCTCAATTGAATCATCTTCATCCCATAATGCAACTATTGGTATTCTATGTGATACACAAGTAGTTATCATTCCTAAACCAGGTCTGATAACAAATATAGAATTATTTTTATGATTGATATTAAAGCTAAAATCAACATCATCTTGGTATTCATTTCTTATCTCTAAAAATTTTTCTGTATATCGTTCTGTATAATTTAAAGATGGTGTTATACAAACAATTCTATTCAGATTAAAATCATCTATACTATTATCTTTACATCCCCAACCTATATCAACTTTGTTTTGATATCTTTTCAATTGTCCAAACACTACATCACCATTACAAACAACTCTTGGTTTTACATCATGAAATATCTCATCTTGCTTATCAGAAAAATCATTGTTACCATATTTTTCTCTCCATATATCACTCCACAAAAATGAACCACTAAGTAACGCATCAGGTCTGTATTTCAATATCTCTACTAAGTTATCTGTAATAACTTTATCGTATTTATCTAAATCTCCTACATTAAGTGAACCAATTTCCTTTCTATCCCATCGTATATTGGATGTTTCATAAAAAATAAAATTTAAGTTTGGTTGCTTAGGTTTAAATCTATTGTACTGGTATCGTTCGCAATAGATATCCACCTCGTGATGAATAAAGTGTGCACAGACCTGCAAAATTCGATGGAAATGCCCATACCCGTTAGAACAAACAAAGAATGCTATTTTCATTTAGTGTAAAACTCCCTAAAGTACTTTTCCATTTTATTAAATTGTCGTACTTTAAATAAATCTAAATCTGTTGGGCAACCAAGTTTTAATAAAGTAGGTTGAAAGTGTGACCTGTGAGATGAAGTTATTATTGGTGTTATCCCATAATCCCTACAATACTCATGCATTAAAACTCCAGGCCCAAGCTGTTGGGTACATAATGTTTCTTTATCAGGCAATCCCTCTTTATTATATCTACAATCAAGATTCTTTTGTCTGTACTGATACATATTACTCATAATATCCATAGTGTACGAATTAGAATAAAATACACAATCATCTATATTGAACATTCCAAATTCATGTCCCATTTCTCCGCCGTGTGTAGAATACAAATGATTATCCCACAATGGTGTTTCTAACCACGCAGTTCGTTTTGGATTAAAAACTACGTCTGGTCGTGATTTTATTACAATATCATATTCAAAATTATGTTTTAATTCATATTTACGCTTCATCATTACTGATTGAGAAAAACTATAAAATAAAGCACTCCAATGGTCGTAATCATAAAACCAAGATTGTGGTTTTGTATCATACATAGAATCTTTAACTTCATATGCATCACATATTTTCTGAAATTCTTCCTTATCAATATCTTTCCATTCATACTCGTGTGATACTCCTGCTCTATCAGCACTATAACTCCAAGTGTGTATAAAATAATCTATTTCAGTTACACCATTTTGTTCTGCAGATTCCCAAAACCACTTCTGATTATCTACAGCCAACTCCCATTGTCTTAATTGACCACTTAATAAAACTGCCATTCTCATTTATCTAATTCCTTATAAATCCGTTCTGCTAATTTTTCTTGTGCTCTTGGTGATGGATGGCCATTACAAAATTGTCTACCATAGGGTGGTTTAGGGCTTCTATATTTAACACTATCTTTAAAGTTATTATTATCTACCTCTTGCATTTCATATCGTAAATACCTATACCACGAATCAATCTCAGGCTTTTTAAATGAAACGTAATTTATCTTATCTTTGATATCACCCAAACTATCTTCTAAAGAATTAAATATATAATAATCAATATTATTTCCTTTAAGATAATAATGTAACATCATAACATTTCTTTGTAATTTACTATCTTCTTGTTCTTGATTATAAATCCATTTAATATAATACTTTTGCCATTTTCTTAATTCGTTAACATCACCAAGACCACTTGTTATACTTTCATTTACTTTAGTTAATGCTGTATCATCATAAGAATTTATATGTGCAGGTTGTAAATCATACCATTTTTTTGTAAAACGATTTTGAACTGGATAACGAGCCGTACCACTTAGTCCAATAATCATTAATGTTTTTTTATTTTTATTATCTTCTACCCAATTATATATTCTACGAAACATACCATCGTTGGATGAACCTGTAGTTGCAAGATTTACTTCATTGCAATTTAATTTTTCAGATAAAAATATTGCCGGTCTCATTTTATGTTGACGGTTCAGTGCAAATCCATCTTCATCTGACACGGCATCACCATTCATAAAACTACAACCAACACCAACTATTGTATCATAATTTTTCATACATAATCTCCTATTCGTTTTAATGTTATTCTATGTCTCCTCAAATTAGCATACAACGAATGTTCGGTTCTACTAAAATTTGATAACAACCACAATACAAAAGAACCACAATACATTATTCTTTCATCAACACTACATTTACTGGCGTGATTCGAATTAAGAAAATTATTAACATAAATACTATTATCATCTAATGGTAGTTTTGATACTTTTTCTATCCAACTATCAGTTACTAATTTATTTAAAATAAAATTACCACTAAAAACTTCATCATTTTCAAGTTCATATTGTCTGATATTAAATGCAGATTTAGTTAGTGTATCCGTATGTATTGTATAATTTATAGGTAGTAGTTTCCACTTTGTTTTAAAATTACTAACTTTAATTATATTAAATTTATTATTTAACCAATTGTCGTTCATACCTAAAGTCCTTTTGGTTTTGAGATTTGTTATCGTGTGATAATTTTGTTTTTGGTAATCCTATTTTATCACAAACAAAATCAAAATCCTTTTGTAATGTTTCATACTTACCATAAAAATCTATATATGGTCTTTTATCCATTTGATTACTACACTTACCTTGTAAAAATTCTCGTTGTGTTGGTAGATGTATAAACTCCCCATAGTAATCCACCACACTTTGTAAATCTCCTGTTTTATCCTCTATTCGCGAAGTGTTATAATGCTCTTCATATAACTTTTTCATATTTTTTACAGCATATTCAAAGTCGTGTTCATATAAAAAATCTCTATAACGATATTGTGAATATAATCTATCTATTGGGTCTCGCAAAAAAGTAAAAACAAAATACTCTTCCCATATTTTTGAATTAAATTCATCGTGATGAATTTTAAACCCCTCATAGTTAGATTTATCCTCACCCACTAAATCACAAAGTGTTTTTCCTACTGACATTCCAGCACACTTTGGTATATGAATGAATATAAATTTATGTTTGTGATTAATCATTATAAACCTTATTATATAACTCTGTCTCTATACTATAATTATCAATTAAATCCGTATTATGTTGTAAAATATTACTCATATCCAACAACATCTCAATCCATTTCTCATTAGTAAGTTTACTTAATTTTAAAGTTAAATCCATAATCATTTGCAATCTTTTCCAAGCAATTGGTTCATCATCATAACTCTCATCCCACCAATTTCCAAATGTTTTAAACCCAAGTTTCCTCATTCTCTCTAATGATTTATAAGGACCAAATTGTATAATTGGATGACCACTATAAATTGGATTAAAAGTAGAACTATGTAGATGACAACATTTTTCTGTATGTGGAAATGCACACATAACAATACTAACAAAAGTATTTTTATAATGCATAGGTTGGAATGGTAAATCTGCATTAAATTGACCTACAGCATAACCTGGGTTTCCGTGATTTGTTTTATCAGTTTTATCAATATCAAATGGCATCTTAGCAATCAACCCTTTAATATTTTTAATCGAAGTATATTTTTTAAATGCTAAATTATATATTTCTTCTGTAAATTGTGGAAAACTAATTTTAAATTTTTTGTATAAATCCTCGTGTTCGATAAATAACATAAATAAATCTCGTTCTTCTCTATTGGTTCTATTAACTTTTAGAAAAGGTTTAATTTTTTTAATATGCTTTTCTTTATATTGTAGTTCTTGTTTTATATTAACTTTTCTCCGTAAGAATTTATGTTTAACTAATCGCTTAACATCGTGAACATTCCACATGAATGAAATTACCTTTATCTTATCTGGTATTTCTAATTCTTTATGTGTATCCTCTGCTTCTAAATCATTTGTTATAAATACAATCTTATCGTGTGGTAATTGTAATCTATTAATACTGATATACAATGGTATTAATAATTCTTCGCCATCAATTCTATGACCTTCTAATGTATTATCAAATATTAACCAACCATTACCATCTCGCACACCATCTAATACTTCTTTTGGAATTAAATTTATATGTTTTGACCATAACTTCTGATTGTGGTGAACGTGTACATAGTAACTAAACTCTGATTTAAAATCAAACTCTGCTCTTTTAACAATATCCAACCCCAACTCATCTGGTAAACTTGAATGACTAAATAATGGTCTACAAATTGGAAACCCACGATTATCAATTTCATTTATTTCAGAGACATCCTTATATATATCTGCAATATCTGGTGGTGGGTCGTGTAAACTTACTTGATTAAATCTATCTATTAAAGCTATCATATAAAACCTCACTTATATTTATACAACCTTCTTCTGTTGGGTGTCCGTCATTATACTTGTCTTGCCACTCCGAACCAAAATACATAAAGTTATCATCACTAAAAATTTTATCCATATCAAACACTTCAGATGTTTCTTTCGGTACAACAAAATCTACAATCCTATAATTAAATTTATTTACTTCTAAAAAAGATTTTAATGCTAAAATTTTTGAATGAAAATATAGTTTTTGATTTTTTTCCCAATTATCATCATATTTAATTAAATTTTTATAAAAGTTAACAAATGACATACAAACTTCATCTAAACCTTTTTTAAGATTTGTACTTTCTCCCTTATCATCTAAATATTGTTTTCGAATCTTCACATCTAAATTCATATCATATGGTGATACCAATCTGTTAATACCTATTTTATCTTGAAAATTTGTTTTAGTGTAATCTGACCATATATCTGCTGGTGTAATGTTTACATTTAAATTTTGAAATGGTATTGAATATCTCGATGACCAAGTTTTTCCAATCACTACAAGAGTATCATTGGAATCTAAGTTACTTAGGTGAGCAATTGTATTTGTAAAGATAGACTCAAAAGATTGACCATTTACTGCTTTATTAATTTTTTGTAAATTTAATTTTTTACTTAATAATTCAGGCCAAGAATCCTTTTCTTTTAACTTGTGCCCAGCTGTAAAACTACAACCATTTATGTATATGTTTTTAAATTTTTTCATCAATAAACCTTTTTAAATCTTCTGGTGTTCCCATTCCCCACATTTGTTCCTTATCAATATGATAAATTTTTATCTTCTTACCATCTTTAATGGCTTCATTAAAAACTGGGCAAACATAAAATTCATTATTGGTTCTGATATCTTTCTCAATCATCTGTTCGGTATATTTTACATAATCACTACCCTTACTATAAAAGTAAATACCCACAGTCGCTATATTACTAATAGGTTCTTTTTCTGCAACTCGTTCTACAAAACCCTCTTTGTTTAATTTTGCAAAACTCCACTTAGGATGTGATGCAGTAAAAGTTAATATACCACCATCTATATCATCTGCAACCATTGAGTACATAAACTCATTACTATCCCACTCAATATACTGGTCTGAATTAGCAATCAATAAAGGTTCATCATTATCAATATATTGTTTTGCTAATAATGTGGTACACGCTGCACCATCCGTCAGTTCATCTATCTGAACTATTTCGCACTTTGGTGTTATCAATCTTAGAAAGTGATTCAAATTATATTTTTCATAATGTTTCTTTTGAACTACATAAATATATGTTGCATCAATGTTTAAACTATCCACAACAACTTGTATCATTGGTTTACCATTCACATCAATCATTGGTTTTGGAAAAGTATATCCTGCTTGTTCAAATCTTGAACCTGCTCCAGCCATTGGTATTAATACATTCATGTTACCACCTTGCCATTTTGGGTTTATCTCATTATTAGATTCGTGTATGTATTTTTTAACTCTATCATAAGTAACATCTTGTGTATCCTTTACTCCACACAATATCCCACCACTCGCCATTGCACCTTTTCTACCTATATGTGAATCCTCAATGATTAATGTTTCATTTGGATTAACTTGTGCTCTTAACATACACCTTAAATATATTTCTGAGTTTGGTTTTGGATTAGTTACATCTTGATTTGAATACATAAAATCAATATACTCAAAGAATCCTTTTCTGATTAATTGTAATTTTGCAGTTTCTCTAATTGAATTAGTAGCACAAGCAATTACATATCCCTCAGATTTTAAACTCCTTAATATACCTTGTATTCTACCATCAATACTAAACCCATCTATTATCTGTCGTGTCTTTTCTTGTTTCAATCTCCAAACACTATCGTGAAGTTCTGTAGGTAACTTCTTATTCTCTGATAATAGGTTTAATTTTTTAGTAGTGGATAACCCATCGTATGTTGATAGATGTTCCTCGCGTGGAATGGTATATTTTTTATCAATGGATTCAAGTGCTTTATTTAAAGCATTGTAATGTAACTCTCGTGCATCTACTAATACACCATCTAAATCAAATATAATTAATTTAATCATAACTCACCTGTGTTTCTTAGATTCCAAACTTCTCATTTAAATCTTTATATAATTCCTCTGCCCATAACTCGTGGGCTTTTTCACTTGGATGATACCAATCCCACAACTCATCATCAAAGTTTTCTTCATCAACCATCAAAAAACTACGAAAAGATTTATCTTTTGTAAAAAGAGGTCTGATTTTAAGATAATATTCAAATGTTGGATTTGTAATATCAATCTCATTCTCTATCTCTACATTACTATACATACCCCCATCCTTGTTTGATTCTATCCGTTTCTTTTCATAAAATGCATCAAAGAAATAATGTTTGATTCCTCGATTTTCAAGAAAGGTATGTAATAATAAATTTTGTTGTACATATCTCGTTACGTACTCTCCACCTTCCCAAAAATATTTTAAATATAATTTTTTAAACTTATCAATATCTGTTTTGCCTTTTAAATCACCAAACTCCATAGGATAAAAACATTTAAATTCACCTTCATAAAAAAAATCTTTTCTCTCTGGTGATGACCAACCAACTATTACAAATAATTCTTCGGAATTATAAGTTTCTAATTGTTCCAATGTATTTCTTAAAACTCTCCTAACAATTGAATCGTTAGATGAACCAGAATAACTTGTATTCAACACATCAATACCTAATGAGTTTCCTAACTTATGAGGCCAGACTCTTGGTAACCTATATTGGTCATTATCTGGATGGTCTACTTCCGATAAATTATCACCGAAAAGTTCTGGGTCTACAATATCACCAGCAGTCCAACTATCCCCATCACATATAATTAGTTTAATCACTTCCAAAATACCCTTCTGGTGTTAACAATTGTTTATGTAAGTACTTCGACCACTCTTGATGCATTTTATAAGCTGGATGATTATCATCAAATTTTGCCAATCTGTCATTTTCAATCATATCACAAAAATTTTTAAATGAAATTCTTATAAAATGTGAATGATATAATTTCTTATATTCTTCAAAGATTAATTCCTCGTGTTTTGTACCAGTCGTTATGTTTGAAAGTTCTTCATAAAATTCAAGTGTGCGCTTATCCGGTATTCCTCGTATTTTATTTACAAAATATTTTTCATATAAACTTGTATATCCCTCAACTGAACTTTCATAGAAAGCATTGAAAAAATAATGTTTTATACCAAATCCTGTTAAAAAATTACTTATCAAAAAACATTGTTCAATATATCTGTTTGAAAACTCATCCACACTCCAAAAGTGTTTTACGTATAATTCATAAAATTTTTGTAAGTCTGGATATATATGTGTTTGATATAATTCTGCAGGTAACATCGTTTCCCATTGATTTCCAGGCCCTCCATAAAAATCTTTTCTTTCTGGTGATGTCCATCCAATAACAACTAAAATCTCTTCTGGTTTGTATTCTTCTAATAAGTTCACAACTTCACCTAAAGTTCTTCTAACAATGCCATCATTAGAACTACCAGCAACAGCTGTATTTTTAATTTTTAAATTTGATAACTCACCTAACATATGTGGCCAAACTTTAGGTAATCTATACGAATCATTTTTGGAGCTATTAATATAAGTAATTCCATCCGCTTTTAACTTAGGGTCAAGTAAATCCCCCGCAGTCCAACTATCACCTTCACATAGTATTATCTTATAACTCATTTAATTTCCATTTTTTTATTTCTTCAAAAACTGATTGAGTATAATATTCTAAATAATTTTTTGATATATATGGTATCTTTTTATTCGTTTGAGTTGATTTTTTTATTACCCACTCTTTATCTATATTTGGTATAAGTGTACTTAAATATTCACTATCATATTCAAAATCTTCATAAAATATTTTTAAAAATTTGTAATCATTTGTTATCTTACGAATTTGTTTTATTTCATCAACAAATAATTTTATTGTATATCCTAAAAAATCTATCTCAACTAATCCTGCGGGATAATTAGTTTTTCCGATAGAAACGTCTAATGGTGGTATTAACCTATCTTTACATTGTTTATGAAACTCTAACATAACCTCATCTGTCCACGATTTTTGTCCAGTTTTAAAATTTCCGCTTGCAATAAACTTTTCCCACAATGCCATTGATAATAAACAATTAACTTTATTCTTTCTTTCAAGTACCACTATGATATAATCTTCTTTTAATTTATCGAATGTACCCATGTTGTTAAGTTCTGTAATAGCTTCAGAATCATTTATTAATAATAATCTATATTTTTCAGCAGATTCTAAATATTCACATATATCCCCATCTACTTTTGGGTTATATTCACTTAGATTTGTTGTGTATTTTTCACCAATACTCAACCAAAGAGTTTCCATTAATTGTGTACCACCAGAACGATAGTGTGATAATATAATAGTACCTTTTTTATTTGGATTGTAAATCATTTTTATAAAACCCTATATTATCTGAACAAATTCCAGCAATATTTTTTGGTAATTCTTTATAATCTGATGGTAGTACACTAATGCTTTTATTAGTCATATAACTACTTGATAAAGACCAAAAGTATCCTTTTGATGTTAATGCAACTTCATCGTTATCGTGTGAAAAACAATGTATTTTTTCATCATCAACCATATGATAAAAAGCATTTATATTTTTTGCGTGACACCATAGTTTTCTATTTTGTAAAAACTCTCGTTTAACTTGGTATTGTGGTTTGTCGTGTCCTAACCAAAATTGATTATCAATATACCAAACATCTACTTCAACATCAAAACCTTTATCAAGTGCTTGTTGGATATATATTGGGTCGTTCTCACTTTCCTTAACTCTTCCAAATATATTTCCTCTATGGGATATGTGTATCATTTAAATACATCCATATTTCTCATTAAAAAATTACAATGGTCTGATAAATCCCAAACTTTATATAAGTTTTGTGCATTAAAATTAAAATAAAATACCATATTATTTAATTCAGTAGATGTTACTAATTTATCCGTAGATTTTCTATTAACTTTTATAAATTTCTGTATATCTTCATCTGTATAGTGTATGGTTTCTATCAAACCAGTATTAAACATTGTGTAATCTGAAAAGAAATAATGTGAATCATCAACTTGTTTAAAATAATTTCCACAACCAAAGTTATATGGTGTTTGTGAATAATCCACTAACTCTCCATCATATGAACCCGTAGTGGTTCTTAAATTGCCATCTTCATTATATACTGATAATGTAAATGTTTTTGCGTTTACATTATGTTTAACTATAACAAACCAAATATTATGTAAATTGTGTACTGGATATTCGGTGTGTAGGTTAATTGATACAAACCCAAATTTATTTTCACCTTTGTGTTCATACCAATATTCAAAGTTAATTGCTTCTGGGTCTTGTTGATAACATAACCCATAATGCATACCAGGTCTCATCATCAATGAACATGGTTTTTTTGTATTAATTATTTTATCCACTTTAAAACTCATAAAGAAAGTAAAGTCTTTTTGCATTGATTTACTTGGTGGTTTAGTGGTTAAATCATATCGTTGAGTAGGTAACACATAAAATGGAGCAGTTTCTCTTATTTTTAATTCACTCATCTAATTATTCTCCCCTGTTCAGTCATCTCCTTACACATAAACCAAAACTTTTCTAACTCAGGAAATGTTTCTACAAAGTTTGTACCTCTTCTTTTATCGTGTTCTGAAAACATCCTGTAAAAGTTTTTTCGTTGTTCTAACATTTTTTCTTCATCTCTTGATAATAACCAATCGTGTATTCTTTTTATTTTTTGAACTTCAATATCAGAATATCCAATCAACCTTGTTTCAAAATTAGGTGTTGCCATATATTCAGCTAATTGTGTTTGTCTATAAATGGTTTTTGCAAACTGATTAGGTAGAACTTGTACAGATTGATGAGCAGGATATCTTAAATAACTTGAATCTAAAAATACTGCCGAGTTCCAATACCTATCAGTAGAACCATAAGTTCTTTTTAAATCATAGATACCATATAGTAACTTATCATAGTTAGGAACTGATAATGCATTGTATGTTGACATAATTGTTAGATTTACTCTTGGACAACTTTCTAATATCTTATTCATATTATCCCAAAAACGATTAAACTCTAATCCATTACGTATATACTCTGCTTGTTTACCCCAAGTATCAACTGATGTAAAGATAATAAATTCTTTTACTCTATGTTCATCCTCAATCCTTTGAATCTTTTCAATAAACTTGTCAATCAATTCATCGGGTACACCCAAATTAGTATTTACAGCAAATTGTAAATTTTTATTTGGATTCTTTTCTTCAATGATATAATCCATTACTTTCCATGTATCTTTTGATAACAATGGTTCTCCACCTGTGATTCTAAAAGTATGTAAATCACGATATAATTCTGGCCACCATTTCCAAAATGCTTCTACATATGGATTATAATCTCTATGATTAATAGGAACTTTATCTTCTGCAATTGCACCTGCGGGGTCATTAAAACCATCACTCGTAGGATAACCGCCGTGTTCTTTTACTTCGTTCATCCATGTAGATGAATATGCTGGACCACAATAACTACATTTGAAATTACAAGCATTTGAGAACGCAACCTCTACGTATCTCGGATTGAAATCTTCTCTCCAATCTGATTTTACAATTTCATCGAAGTGTGGTTTAGACCAACTCTCATTTGATTTAAAAATTCTATCACTAAATCTATCTGAATTATCTTCTACATTCCAACAATAATCACATTCTTTAGGTCTACCACCTGTTAACATCTCTCTTCTTCTTTTCTTTTTATATGCAGTGTTGTGTAGAGCACTTGGATTTCTTTTTATCTCTGCTGCTGAAATTTTATGTGTTCGTGGGTGGTGACAGGAATGATTATGTCCCGTTTGTAATTGTAGAGTTACTTGTGTCCATTTTGCTAAACACATTCCACATCCTACATTATCTAATTTATCCTTTGTCTCTTGAAAGACTGGATTTTCTCTCACTTGGTCGTCATATCCACCCATTTAAAACCTCACATTTACTATTTGATGCCTATTATAAATATCATCTTTATTAACTATTTCACACTTCATCTGGTGTAATCCATATTCATCTTTATCAACATCTATCTCACCTTTTTGCATATGCTTTCTATATATCATTTCATTTCTTGCAGTTGATTTTATATCAGTAAACTTATTATCAACTATACCTTCATCTTCGTGGGGCATACATTCCATTGTTCCATATCGTCTATCTGGCACAAGAGTATTCATCAATTGTGATATATCTACTTTCTTAACCTTACCCTCATATAAAAATAACTTTCCATGATTATCATACCCACTTAAATCTAATACTTTATTTCCCTTGTATGATTTATCAAAATCATAATGTAAAACTAATTTACTCTGATGATTATAAATCTTTATGTATGCCAACTCACCTTTAAAGAAGTTTCTCATACTTCCCCATGAGTTTGGTGCGTTCCTACCAATATAAAATGGTTTGGGTGGATATCGTTTCAATCTATCAACAAGTGGTTGTTCTGTTTGTTGAATACCAAACTTTTCACCATACTCCACATCATTAATATATAACTTTCTATATCCTTTCCTAACATTAACTTCCAAATTCACCTTACTCCATAAATCAGAATATCTTTTTACCCAACTATGCATATGTTCATTTTTCCAACTCCATAAAGATGATGAATATGCTCGTGAGTTATTATAAGCAATATCAAAATCCCAACCTTGTTTACATAATATAGGATACTTTATAAATTGTGAATTATTTCCACCAATTAGATATTCTTCCTCATCTGTTTTTACCTCACCCTTTACCAACATCTCTACCCTAAAGGATTTTGTTGGTACTTCATTTAAAGTAGTACTCGGTGGTATTTCAATATATGTTGTATGTCCATCAAATTCTAAAACTTTTTTATGACCAGGGCCTGGAACTAACTCTGGTTTAAAATATCCCTTTAAATAACATCTCCAAAACAAATCATCATCTTCCATACCCCAACCCCAATAATTGGTATGGTATCCATTAACTGCTTCGAATTGTTCTATTGTGAATAACACAACTCCACCAAAGTATTCTACATCTCGTAATGTATAATCCCATTGAGATAGATATGTTGCAATTTGTTTTGGTGTTTCTCCTGGATAAGAATAATCAACATCGTCTGCGGGTAACATATCAACATCATGGAATGCTACATAATCACACCCATCTTCTTTAGCAGCAAGGAATGCTACATTCTTTGTCCCACTTCTATTAAATTGTTTCTTATCTACTTGATGTCCAATGTAAATTCTAAAATCAATATCTCGTTCTTTAAAAAACTTTTCTAAATAAGGAACTAAAGTATCTAAGTGTCCTTTCCTTACCCCATCACCTGTATCTCTATATGGAATACAAATTCCTAACTTCACAATGTAACCTTTAAGTCTGTAATGTTCCTTGTTGTTTTTTCACTTATCTCTTCAAAGTGTAAAGTAGTTAATCCATCAAGTTCTAAGTTAGTTTTATTATTTGTAATATTATTATAATATTTTATCTGATTTAATCTTGTAGAATCAGTTGCCCATGTACCACCTTTAAATCCAGTGGATTCGTGTTCTAATAATTGAAAAGTACACTTTCTTCTATATGGTTTTATAATTTTTTTATTTTCTAATTCCATTTCTGATTTTGGAATACACTCAAAAGATTTTGCATACATCCTCTGTTCTTTAGGGTTAGCTAAATCAATAATCTTTCCGTGTGAATAATCATAGTCATGGTCAAGTATTATATTTTTAAAATCATAATATATTTTTAAATTTTCTGCAGAACTATATTGTCCTTGTGATGCTAAATAATTTATACCAAAATTATTATGAATCTCGTGTATCTCATTCCCAGCCAATGCTTTATTCCAATAACAAAAATCTTTTACCAAACCACGAAAACTTTTTATATCACTGTCTCGTTTGGGTACACCCGTACCAATATAAAAAAATTGTGTACTTGGATTATAAATTTTTCGTTTAAGGTTTGTTCTACCAACTTCCACCCCATCTTGATACATAATCAACCATCTATTATGCTTATCATAAGTAATTGTGATACGTGTAAGTTTTGGTGGTGAATGTTTTGATGTTATGGAATAACATTCTTTAGCTGTATCCCACGTTTCAAATTTATATCGATTGAAAGAATTATAACTAATGGTTGTGTCCCAACCTGGAATACTAAACACACAATATTCATCGTGGGTTTTATTATAATCTATTACAATATCATCTGGTTTAAAAGTACAACTGAGTGTAAAACTTTCTTCCAAATCAATTGTATTCCACCCTTGTAAATAACTTTCTTCTCCATGTAAATATAAACCAGAATTAAATTCCTTTTCTGTTTGATACACTTCAAAATCAGTACCGAGTTTTTGTTCGGTTAGGCGTAAAAGTAAATCATCATCTTCAAATCCCCAACCCCAAAATTCATTTGAGTATCCATTTATCCTTTTAAATGCATCGATAGGAAATATAGTAACACCCCCAAAATAAGTGTCAAATACTTCTTGACTTCCACCTTTAAAATTAGTTGCTAAATGAACGGGTACTTCTGACGGTGAATAATCCACACTAAGTGGTAACATATCAACATCGTGGAATACTACATAATCACATCGTTTCTTTAACGCTTGTTGAAATCCTATATTCAATAACTTACCACGATTAAATGGCAAATCATCTGATTGTTCAACTACAATTAAATGATATGAAATATTAGATTTATCAAGGTAACCTGTTATAGATTCTTTGAATTTTCTAAGATGAGTCATCCTAAAGATATCTAATCCACGATATGGAACGATAACTCCAAGTTTCATTTATTTATTCTCTGTTGTTTCTTCTTTTTCACCCACAATTTTGCTGTGAAATTCGAATAAATACCATTGGAGTCTTTCACTCCACTCTGATTTATCGACATCTTCAAACCATATTGTTAACGCATCTAAAACATTAGCAATTTTTTCTAATGCCTTTACCTTACGTTCCTCTAATATGATTTGCTCGTTTGTTTTTGCTGTACTAGCCATATAATAACCTCATTGAGTTAGTTTAATTAAAATTGTTATAACATATATAAATATAATCATAAATCCCGAATATTCAATATATTTTCAGTTAATGCTTTCCACTTTCTATATTGATTATAATTTGGTACATCTACTCGTTCAAACATAAATTCTCGATTAGTCAAATCAAGATTGTAATCCCTATCTACAATTGCATCCAACATAATCTTATACTCCTTTGCGAAAGATTCATTTGCAGTAGAAGTACTTACTTGTTTTAATCTTTGTAATACTGAATAATCCCATTTAAAATGATGTACTTGTGTAAAATTTTTTTTTACTGGATATCTTAGTGGGTGAGTTTTTCCCCACGATGTACTACCATCATCAAATTGTATAAAGTGTTGACCTGGTACTACATTATGTTTACCCTTTAATAATGTAACCTTATTTGCTTCTGCTTTACTTAATGGGTAACGAAAGAATCCAGCATTTGGCATTTCTTTCCATACATTTGAATGTTCTGTTATCTTAGAGAACTCACCATCTTCTCCTATTCTATCAAGAAATCCACCAGTTACAAATTCCCAACCATTATCTTCACATTCATCTATAATTTGATATGTTGGTTTAGAATATAATTGTAATTCATCATCATCTGAAATAAACCACCAGTCATCTGGCTTTAATGATGTGGTTTCATTATAAAGTTCTGTTACTCTATGCCAATTAAAAGGTTCTTCTATTGCAATCTTATGCGGTTTTAGATTAAACTTTTCTAAAATACTTGTTGCTTCTTCAATGACCGGGTCATTCTTATGGTGTGCGTAAATTATTACAAAAATTTCCTTGACATTGTATTGATAATGTGCTAACATATGATGTAACATTATTGTATTATGTCCACAAACTGTCACCAAGTTTTCTATTGGTTTCACTTCTTCCTCACAATCGTAAGTCCTGTCGAACTTGGTTTATCTTTTATATTTTCGTGATTGAAAAAATTAATCACTTCAAATTTTTTAGTATCAATTGTTTTTATAAATTCACTTGGGCCTTTTAAATCATCATTCGCATGTCCATCCAACTCCAAAAGATTATCTATGTAATCTTTATCTGTATCGTGAATTGTAATGATACCTCCAGTGTTCATAATCTTTGAATATAAATCAAAATCCAATTTTACTCCTTCTAAAGTATGATTGGCATCTATATGTAATAAATCTATCTTTATATCTTGTTTTACAAAATAATTGTAATATGCTTCTTCTGTAGTTTCTTTTATAAATTTTGGATGGAATGTAGTACGAAAGAAACTATCCTCTTCTGACCAATTCACCTCACCATTAAAACCATTACACGCATCCACAATATAAGTACTTCCGTTATCTCCCCATTCCATACTTACTTCTTCATAGAATCCCTCTTCTGATAAATCATAGCGTGCTTGAGTCATAACTCGTGGAATATATCCGCCACCACTTCCTAAACAAACTAATGTTTTTAATTTAAAGAAATTAATTAAAGTGTAGATGATTAATCCATCACCGAGATGTTTATCACTTGCTCCATGAGACCAACGATAAGGTACATCTTCCCCATCATTAGTAGTAATAAACTCTTTTATATACTCATAATTTAATATTGTATTTTTCATAACCTTTTAAATAAATATCACCCAAAATAACCAAAATCAAATATTATGCAAATGGGTCGTCGTTACTTCCTTTGTTATGTACTAAGAATGTTCTACCAAAATATACATCCAATGGTTCTACATCAATCTGAACTACTTCAAATCCTTCTTCACTTACCACATTTTCTAATTGAGTTATCAAAACCTCTTCCCCATTTTTATCCATTAAATTTCCACCAACTAACATATTTGGAGCTAAGTTCCACATCCAAGTATTTTCTCCTACTGGTTTGTATAACATCTCATGGTCACCTGTAATTGTTTCTTCACCATTATTTATATTCCAATAGTTCTGTACAAAATCAAAATTGATATCTTGAACACTTGCGGAGTGTTGTGTGAATGTTTCTGTTTTTTCATCAGCAAATCTACAACCTCGCCATTCTTCATTATCTTCATCTAACTGACCTGGCATATTCATTGACATTATCCAATCACCAATAATTAAATCTTCCACTTTCTTTGTAGTACCATCTGCCATATCAATTGGTGTTCCCTCTAATAAACAACTTGGGTCACTACCACCATATGAATCTACAATAGTAATAGCTTTTGTTCGTGCAGTATTATAATTTGTTGCGTGGTCATTATATCCATCTGATTGACCATCTTCGTGAAACGTTGCACTTAGTGTTCTACTGAGATTATTTGTTCCTGCTGGAAAGAAATCACTATCATCACCCGTACCAGTATTTGCGTTTGATATTGCAGCTGCTGCTACCGAGCCAGTTGCTCCGTTGTTTGTAATTGTTGCTCCTGCTGCATTTATACTCCAAGTAAAATTACCAGCAACCTTTGCTACCTTAGTATCGAATCGTGTACCTCTATTAGAAAAGGTTAGTAAATAATCTTCTGAAGTTTGTTCCCATAAGTATGCATATCCTGTCATACTATCTACTGCTGAGATAGAGAAATCAGAAAAATTAATGTTTGAGTTTACCGCTCTCGTTCCTGCTGCCTGACCTAATGAAGTTTCGGTTGTATAATTAGAACGAGAACCACTTACGGCTCTTCCTAACTTTCCTAATGATAAGTTTTGTTTTGTTGCTGTACTCATACTAATAAATATCAATCGTTGTATATTCTTAACATTTTTTCTTTCCATACTTCTTTATCACCATAGTTTTCCTTTAAATACTCCCTTAATGGAAATACATAATCTCTTCTATCATCTAATGATAATTTACATATCTTTTCATATTGTTCACGAAACTCTTCTGGCGATGATGCTCTAAAAGGGTAATCATAATCTGGCAACCAATCGTGTGCTAATATTGGTATCTTTCCAAAATCAAGTGCTTGAAATATACTATACCCAAATGGTTCGTATATATGAGCTGAATGAGAAATTCCCCAATCTCGTTTATAAAACTTTTCTACAAATGGTGGATTATATTTATAAGTTTTCCAAGTAGATGTATCAAGATTCAAATTTCTTTTCCACCAACTCAACCCACTTCTACCTGTAAATAAAACTGCATCAAGACCTTCCATAAAATGTGGACTTTTTCGGGTTTCCATTCTTGCAGCATATCCAATTTTATTACTATCATTTACATCAAGGTTATGTTTAAATTCATAAAAGTTTGGTATATGTGTATTTGGATGTTTTAATTCTTTTTCTGTAACTCCTATCCAAACACTATGTTTTGCTTTTTCTGATAAGGTATCTTCCCAACTCTCTTCGCAATATGTGTGATACGATTTATCTAAATTCAACACCATTGTTGATTTTAAAATATCTTTAATTGAAACATGCACTATGTTACTATGAATCTTCTCTATGTTATCAATAATATATTTATGTGGTGAATAGTATCCGTGTAGAATATTTATTCTTCTTGCACCTTGTAATAAATCTTTAAATTTAGTACTATCATCCCCTTGCCAATAATGTTCTAAATCTTCCTTTAATATATCTAAGTAATTCTTTTCAATTTTTTTATGTGTAACTCTGCCCACATTTCCACCTCTATTAGCTTTTACACTATTCTCAAACATTTTCTGTTTCTCGTGTTGTACCTCTACTGATGTTTTACCAGGTGGTCTTGTTCTGTGTATTAATAATCTTGGTTTTACTTTTAAGTGTGGTGCTATATTTTCAATCCAATAATTTACCCAAACATCTGCTCCACCACCAACTAAACTACCACCACCAGTAGAGTAATATACATCGTAAATTTCTTTACTCATTACTCACCCTTTCCGTTATGCATAATAAATGTATTATCACCAATACGAGCAATACCAGTATCTACATCTTCCGCATTAAATATACACATTTGCTCTTCTTCTTGAATTGTTACGATTGAAGTTATATCAAGATACTCTTTCGTTGAAGTAACTAACTTATCATCAGTAGTGATATCACTTGCTCGTTTAAATTTTATAATAGAGGCGTGATGTATATCATCATAAGAATAAACTAAAAATGGATGAGTACCAGTAACTTCAATTATACCACCATTTGAATCTGTAATTCTCTTATGGTCGTAATAATAATCTATTTGTGTTCCAAGTATGGTTGAAGTGGTTGATTCCATTTCATTAATATCAGTACTATAAAAAAATTCATAATCCCCAAACATATCACCATCTGGTAAATGTGGAAAATTAATACTTTTTATCACATCATTAATTTGTATAGTTTCAATTCTTTTCCAACTTCCATCTGCCATTAATATTTCCGTACCTATTTTTAAACAACCACCACCACCACCACCACCACTTGATGTACCACTTTCAGTTATACTAAAGGTTGATGCGAGAGTAGTACCATAATTAGATGCACTTATATTAAAGTCATCTGTACAATTAAATGTTGCTTGAAAGGTTTGATTTCCATCATCCGCACCATCATCTGGTGTTGCATAACTAGCAGTAAAATTACCAGTCGTGTTAATATTAATATCAGTAGCATCTGCAGTAAAACCAGTTCCAGTATTTTCTACCCATGTCCAATAACTTCCATCTCCACCGACTGTTGCTTTATCGTGTGCACTTCCACTCCAGAATTGTCCACAATTTTGAGCTCTTGCCCACAATATTCCAGTCCCATTCTCTGCTACATATGATGCACCAGTCGTGTTTGTAACTCCACCTGCTGCATTAGCTGTTGGATTTAGAAATTTATCAACACCCCAATCACCTAATCCTATTCCACCTGCTGCACCACCATCTGAACCAATATATTTTGTTGAAGATGTTGCGTGTGTTGTACCACAAAATCTTTTTACTATAGCTCCCAAACTTACATTACCAGCAGTAACTACTGCTGCCTCTGAAGAAGAGTATCCTAAAGAATGTGCAAGTGCTTGTATTGTTAAGTTTGAGCCTGTTGGTTCTACGGCCATTACTTATCCTCTGTTAATTTTTTTACCAATTCTTTTAATTCATCAATTTGTTTTTGTTGTTCTTTTACTGCACTTACCAACACTGGTACAATTTTTTCATAATGTACACCGAGATATTCTTCTCCATTATCTGATGATTTAACTTTACCAATAACTTCTGGTAAAATTGTTTGTAGTTCTTGTGCAATAAATCCTAAATCATAACCTGAATTATCTTTATAGTTTTGTAACCCCCAACCAAACATAATACCATCATCATTCCATCTAAAATTGACAGGATTCATTTTTTGTATTAGTTCTAAACCATTACCAATTGATACAATATCTTCTTTTAATCTTTCATCAGAAGTAACATAAGCAACAACATTACCAGTAGCACCAATATCACCATCTACATATGCGGTATAATTATTATTTGCATGTATATTACTATCACCAACAACCAACCCACCCTCAATTGCTAATTTACCACCATTATCGAAGTTTGGGGGAGTTTCGATAACCATATTTCCAATGATTTTATTTTGAGAACCAAACCTAGCTTCAGAATATGGGCCTGCATAAGTTTGAAACCCTTTATTCATTATCATACTCTTAGTTATATATCCATAAGCAAGGACTGTATTGGTTGCAGTACCACTTGTTCCTGCATTACCACCCATTTCCCATAGTGGGTCGGTCACTGCTCCACCTATTTGTTCTATAGATGTAAGTGTCATTTTTGCAAAGAAGTATTGTTTTGTAATAAGTGCTCTCACAGCAGCTAGAGTATATTGAGTATCCCAACTATAGGTTACATTATTAACCAATATAGTCTCAACGAGTTCTTCACCCGATACCATTGACAGTATATCATTTTGATAAATTTCAAATTTAAGACTTACTCTGACAGTACTACCACCACCACTTAATTTTGAAAACTTTACATTTTGGTTTGAAAATGCAAGTAAAGTAGAACCTACATTGGTATTATTAATATTAAAAAGTTTTGTACTTACACTTGTATTATATCCAGTAGTATCAAAATATGCAACATCTCCAACATCTGGATGTTGTTGACCTTCATTAGCTTGACTTGTTAAATTAAGGACTGTTACATAATCTACATTATTTGTATAATCAGTAGCTGAGTCATAGTAAGAACCAGTCGATGACATTCTAAGAGTGTATGGTACAGCACTTGCAAGACCATCCAAAGCAGGTCGTTGCATAATAATACCTGGATTATTTTCTTGGAAATTAGTTAATATTTGTACATTGTATGAAGCGTTAGTACCAAAAGCTTTGTAATCACCATCTGCAGCTAATTGTATATGACCAGTTCCACTTGTACCTACACCAATACCATCTGTTCCGAGATAAACACCAGTACCAGTATTTGTTAATGCAGTTTTACCATTATAAATTGCTGTAGGATTAATCGTAAATCCTGCAGCTGCATTACCGATAAATCCACTTGTAGCAGTTATTGAACCACTCATTGTTAATGCACCACCAGCTGTAATACTTATACCAGAAGCTCCTGTCGTCCCTATAGTAAGATTACCACTCGTATCTACTCTAAGTGCAGATTTTGTAGCAGAGTGTGCTCCAACTCTCATATTTGCACCATAATGTGCAACTCCAGTAGTTGGGTCAGCTTCAGTCCCATCATTAAAAATAGTCATTCCAGCGTCTGACATTACTGCTTTTGTATTTACATCATCTCCGTAGGCAATAAATCCAGCATCTATCGCTTCAGCTTTCTTTACATTATTGGTATAAATTTCTAAACCAGTTGCAGTAACCTCTACCCTATCATTTGCACTCGCACCGAATATAGTAGATTTAATAGAAGTAAATGTAGAACCAGTCACATCATTATCAACTAATGTTAATCCACCCGCGTTGAATAATCCATATGTTGTTGAACCATCGCCAAATATTTTTGCACCAGTCGTATCATAAGTAGCTCTTGTAGTGTTTGTACCACCTACATCCGTAATAAAATTAACAGCAGTGGAAGTAAAAGTAGCAAAAGAAGAATCATTAACATCTGCACCAATTCTAACATCAGAACCAAAGTTAGCCATATCTACCGAATCTTCTACTATGGTTAAACCTGATGAGTTTACTTGAGCATATGTGTTTACATCATCCCCATAAGCTATAAATCCTGTATCTTTTGCTTCTGCTTTCTTTACATTCGCAGTGTAGATTTCTAAACCATCTGCATTTACAACAACTCTATCGTTTGAACTTGCACCAAATATTGTGGATGTTGTGGAAGTAAATACTGAACCTGTTACATTATTATCAACTAAAGTTAATCCACCCGAATTAAGTAGTGCGAATGTTGTTGAACCATCACCAAACAATTTAGCACCAGTCGTATCAAAGGTTGCTCTTGTAGTGTTTGTACCACTCACATCAGTTATAAAATTAATAGCAGTAGAAGTAAGAGAAACGAAAGAAGAATTATTTACATCCGCACCAATTCTAACTGAACTACCAAATGTAGCTACATCTACTGAATCTTCAAATACAGTCAAGCCAGATGAGTTTACTTGAGCGTATGTATTTACATCATCTCCGTATGCAATAAATCCTGTATCTTTTGCTTCCGCTTTCTTTACATTTGCGGTATATATTTCTAAACCATCTGCATTTACAACAACTCTATCATTTGTACTTGCTCCGTAAATAATAGCATTTGTAGAATTGAATACTGAACCTGTTACATTATTATCAACTAATGTTACACCACCTGAATTAAATAATCCATATGTTGTTGAACCATCACCAATAATTTTAGTACCAGCACCACTAATATTTACCTTTTCGTTTCCACCCTCAGTTATTACAATACCATCAGAAGTAATAGTAATCTTATCATCATTACTATTATTTCCACGAAGTGTAACAGTCGTTCCAAATGATGCTGCAGCAGTAGCACTACCCGCATATATATCCATCGTGGATGAATTTACATTTATGTAATTATTTGAATCATAATAAGCCTTGAATCCATCTGAATCAATCGTTACTTTTCTATCCGTACCATTGTTTCCATAAAGATTAATTGTACCATTTGTGAATGTACCTTGTGTAACTCCATTATCTACAATTGTTAATCCATTTGAATCTACTCGTGTAAATGTGTTTTGTGTATCACCTCTAAATAATGAACCTGTACTACTGATTACAACTTTTTCTGCACCAGCACCAAAGAAACTCATTACTCCGTTGGTTAATAAACTACCCGTTACACTTCCACTAACTTGTGTTAATCCTTTACCACCAACCTCTATATATGTATTAGAATTTACACCATCAAATATTTTTGATGTTGCCCCATAACTTGCTAATGTTTTACTTGCATCAGCATTCTTTAAACTCATACCAGCAGAATCCAACACAACTTGTGTTGCAAAACTTAAATCTTGTGAAGCAGATGCTGGTGGATATGAACCACTAATTGTATCACCATCGATACCAGCTAAATCTCCACTAATAATATTAATCGTACCCGCAACAGTCAAAGTACTTCCATCATACTTGACATGATTATCACTTGAGTTACCAAGTAATAACTTACCAGTACCATCTACATAAAAACCATCACCATTATTATATGCGGTTGGAAGTGTTGTACCCAATGCGATTATTGGTGTACTTGCACTTGATTCCATTTTAATTTTATTTGTACCTGTGGTTAAGATACTTAAATCACTTGCTTTAATTCCAAGTTTACCATTATCAAATTTTATATATTCGTTTGCTCCTGCTTTAGCGATAAAATCTCCATCACCCTCTGCATAAAATCCTTTGTTACTTCCACCTGTATCTGTAACACTTCCAACTCCACCAATTTTTAAACTACCATTAGTACTTGAACCCTCTATAACGATTTTACCATTTGCAAATGATGCGGATTTCTGTGTACTTGATAATTGTAAATCTCCACTATTTGCATCCAATGAGAATACAGTCGATTGAATATCTACATTATCTGATTTAATTTGTAATGAACCACCATCAACAATCATAAAGTTATTCGCATCTCCGAATACTCTGAAGTGTCCACCACCATCCATAAATACACCTTGACCACTTGTATCACTATCACTCGTGATTGTACCTAATGAGATTTTGTTAGTTGCGGCTGTACCACTTCTACCAGATATTGTTAATCCTTCAGTTACTATTTCTAATGAATCTGTTTTTAAATCAAATCCACTTGAAGCATCATATGTAAAATATTCATCTGAATCTTTATAAATTCTAAATTCGTGATTTCCATCATCACTACCAATTAAAATACCAGCAGTAGTTTCACTACCAAACGCGATGTTACCAATTGATAAGTAACTATCCGTTGAAGTACTTGATAATTTCATTCTTGGTGCTGCTTTACTTCCAAACCCAATAGTAGATGTTGCACCACCTTTAATATTTATACCACCAGCTATATTATCATCATACCCAACACTCATTGATGCTTGACCTGATGAGATTTCTACATTTGCTGCTTCTAACTCAAATGTATTAACATCGATAGTTACACCATCACCACTTAAATTAGCTTGTGATGCGGTTATATGTAGATTACTTCCATCAAACTTTAATGCACTTGTACCATCACCGACATGAAATTTAGCAGTACCTGCTTCATTTGACATATAGAATCCAGCATTTAAATCATTGATTCCTTTCTTACCACTTTTCAATATACCAGCATTTGAACTACCAGTCATTTGAATGTTTTGTATCGTGTGTTGTCCAACTTTTAATTTTGTTAGATTGTTAGTTTGGTCACCGATAACTTCAAAAGAACCATCCCCAAGACTCATTGATTTATGTAGTGAAGAAATTTGTAAATCACCCTCACCCGCGTCAAGTTCAAATTTAGAAGAAGTTATGTGTAATTGATTATCATCAAATTTAATTGCACTTGTACCATCACCGATATGAAACTCTGCATCAGTATTGTTATTTGCTAACCAGAATCCCTCAGTTAAATCTGCTGCAGATGCTTTACCACTTCTTATAACACCTTGTGAATTACTACCTGTTATCTGAATTGCTTTTGATGAATCACTACCAAATTGTCCAAACCCTACTCCACTACTTTTCTGTCCAAATATAACTGCTCCATCTGCCAAGGACATTGATTTGTGTGTAGATGATATCTGTAAATCACCCTCATTAGCATCAAGTTCGTAAGATTGTATCTTTTGTGTTAAAGTACCCCCATCATACTTTAAGAAATTACCAGCATCACCAATATGAAATTCGGTATCCGTATTGTTATTTGCTATCCAAAATCCAGCAGTTGTGGATGTTGCTGATGTTTTACCTGATGCGATGTATCCTTGAGTATCACTACCCTTGATTGTAATCTGTTTACTTGTAGTTCCACCGACTGTAATTGAAGCATCACTTCCTTCTTTCTTTAGTAATAAATCACCATCTGCAAATGACATAGATTTGTGTGTTGATGATAATTCAAAATCTGTACCTACATTTATATCAAGTGATTTTGGATTTAAGGATATATTTCCACTTGAATCGTTAGAAATATTATAAGTACTTCCACCAACTTTCCAAGCACCAGTCGTGTACCAATAGTTATTATCATTTATGTGTAAACCATCGTTAGTACCACTTATATCAACACCTAAAATTAATCTTTCTGAATCACTTGTGTTTACAAATAACTGACCTGTAATCGAACCAGTAGTTGCAGTTATACCCCCACTAAAGAAACCATTCTCGGTGAAGATACCAAATCCAGGTGAAGTGTTTCCAAACAATAATCCACTACTTATTCCACTTAAATCACCTAACCTAACTTTTAAATCTACATCATATATTCCACTACCCGTTCTCTCAACAATATCCATATAAGGTGTGGTTTCATCATTTGGATTTGCGTTTAATCTGATATAACCTGTGTTAAGTTTACCAGTCGATACGATTACTTGTGAACCACTATACGATTGTGAAACCGCTGGGGATTCTCCTAAAGAACCACTATCTCCTGTAACGCCTTGACCAAATGAACGAGTAACAAATAGGTTACCCGCAAAATTAACATCGCTTGATATATCATCTCGCGAAGCACTATATACCTTTACATACTCTGTTGCAAAACCTGTACTCGATACTTTCTTTAATGATAAAATTTCACCCGATGAGAAACCAGTTACATTTGCAACTGACATTGTTTCTTGTGCTGCTGTATGTATCGCATTTACAGCAAATGCACTTGATGTTAAGACTGTAGAGTTTGCTACATATAATTGTCCACCAACCGCGTTGACAGATTCTTTCTCAAATACTGCAGTTGCCAATGTTCCACGAATCTTAGCATTCTCTACTTCTAAGAATCCACCTTGTGCGGCAGTTAATCTAAATCCACTACCTGCAACATCACTTGCAAATCCTGCAGATTCAATCGTACCATCTTGTCGGATAATCATATTACCACCAGATAATCTATCATTCGTGATAGTCCAACCAGCTATTTCATTACCCTCTCCACCAAGTTTTACTAATGTATCGGTAGAACCTGTTCCTGCTCCATCATAAACTTTTAATCCATATAAATCTGATGCACTATCTGATATCTCTCCTAATCGTAAAACCTCATCACCCTCACTATCAAAAACTTGAACCCTACTTGTGGATGAATCGATATCTAATCGTGTAGTATCTAATTTAAAAGTATCAGTTTTAATATCAATACCATCATCAAATATAAAATAATTTGTAGAGTTTTTAACAAACTCTGCTTGTGGATTAGAAGCATCCATACCGATAATAATACCAGCAGTACCACTTCCCTCATTACCAAAACTTGATTTTCCACCCATCGTAATAAATGCATCAGTTCCATCACCAACCATTCTGATAGGATTACTACTATCAGGGCTTAAACTCATAGAATTATGTGTATTAGATAATTGTAATGAACCAGCATCCAATTCAAGTTTAGTAGTTTTTATATCTAAACCATCATCAAATATAAAGTAATCAGTAGCACTCTTAACAAATTCAGCTTGTGGATTACTTCCATCCATTCCAATTAATATTCCAGCAGTTCCACTACCCTCTTCTGTAAAACTTGTCTTACTACCCATTACCATAAATGAATCAGTAGCATTAGTTTGTAAAGTAATCGAATTACTACCTGAATTAAGTATAATTGCTTTTTCTAATCCATCTAATATTACATTACCATCACCCAAACTCATTGATTTTTGTGCTGATGATATTTGTAAATCTCCTGTACCCGCATCTAACTCAAAGTTAAGTGTTTTCATATCTATACCATTATCGTATATAAAATATTCGGTTGCACTTTTTACAAATTCAGCTTGTGGATTACTTCCATCCATCCCAATAATGATACCTGCAGTTCCACTACCTTGAGTACTATCCATACCCGTTTTACTACCCATAGTAATAAAGTTATCTGATGCTCCACCCACGATACTAATCTGATTACCCGTACCGACTGTTATTTTTTTGTTTGGCCCATCAAGTACAATAGATTGGTCTCCCAATGACATTGATTTATGAGCACTTGATATTTGTAAATCACCACTATTCGCATCCATTTCAAATGTTTCTGTTTTTATATCAACATCTTGGTCAACTTTAAAATGACCCGTTGAACCAACAAACGAAACTCGTGGTCTTGATACTGAATTTATATACCCAAGAAATATTCCTGTTTGTCCGTAACCCTTTGTAGATTGTCCAATACTTAAAAATGGACTTGAACTATTGGCGTGTACTAATAATTGGTCGTTTGTACCTAACGACATCGAAGCATTTGTGGATGATAATCTAAATCCAGTCGAAGTAATATTAATATCTGTTACATCAATATCTACATCAGAACCAGTAATTGAGAAATTACCATTATTAAATTTTATACCACCATCATCATCACCAAATCTAAAGTTACCATCACCATCCATATAAATACCACTACCAGTTGCAAGTGTAATGGTGTGTGCTTGTTTTCCAATTCTTAATGTTGGTACTCCTGCACCCTCTAATATAACTCTACCATAAGAACCACTTTGTGCATTATGTCCAAGACTCATACTTGCTTCGGTTGTGGATAATTGTAATGTGGATGCTGCAATCTCAAGTTTTTGAGAATTAATATCTAAGTTACCACCATTAAATCTAATAAAATCTGTAGAATCTCCAACTGCAAATTCTGGGTCTGTGTTATTGTTTGCTAACCAAAATCCTGCGGTTGTAGATGTAGCGGAATCTTTACCTGTTGCAATGTATCCTTGTGTAGATGAACCTACAATCTCAATTAATTTATTAGTAGTTTTACCAACTTTAATTTTATTGTTAGCACCATCAAGTATAATATTACCCTCACCCAATGACATAGAAGCGTTCGTTGAACTAATCTCTATATTACTTGCATCCAATTCTAATGAACCAACTTGGACTGTAAAATCACCATTGGTAAATTGTATCTTATCTCCACTTGCACTACCGATTAGGAAGTTAGCATCTCCATCAAAGAATATACCATTTCCACTATCGTATCTTGTAGGTGGTGTTTGTCCAAGTGAAATCTTACCAGTACCTGCAGATGATGCAGAAAAGGTTGTAGTTTGTAAATCAAATGTATCGGATTTAATCGTAAATGAACCACCATCT